ATGTTATATGAAGATAATGAGCAGGTCAAGGAATTAATAAAATCACTAATGGCCGAAAAAAATATTTCTTACAGAAGCTTGGCTAATAAACTAGACACAAGCCAACAGAACATTTATAAAATTTTAAATAAGAAACAGCTAAAATTAGACGATGTGTTAATGGTGTGTAAGGCCTTAGATATGAGTTTTTATATCAATTTTGTTTCGCCTAATGATGAAATAGATGTGTATGAGGAACTCGAATTATTAAAAACAGCTTACAAAGAAGCGAAAAAATTGATTGAAAAGTATGAAAGAGTCATGAAAAAGTATGATGAGATGTTGGCTAAAGTAAACGATTTGGTTGTTGATATATTTGGTGATGAAAATGATATACTAAAGGGTTGACAAAACTAAAGATAAAGTATATACTGTTTATGTAAGCAGAGCAAATAAAAAAAGAGCGGCAAGTCGGCAAACTTACCACTCAATGGAATAGAATTTTTCTACTCGTACCTAATCACTATGAGTATACAACAAAAATTCCTTTCTTTCAAGTCCGAACATTCGTTTGGATTATTCCATTATTTTTGCTTACCTGAACATTGACAATATAATAACTTGCACAATTGAGGTAGTAGTGATACAAGCTTAACTAAGCTGATACGTCTAAAAGCTGGTGGGTGTGAGTGTGGCGAAAATATTATTGAAAGGTTGAAATTGTATGAAATCAGAGAATAAAGTTTATGAAGTGAAGTTATTTTCAAATGAAAAATTTGGAGATATTAGAACCGTGACATTAAATGGTAATCCGTGGTTTGTTGCTAAAGATGTATGTGATATTTTAAATATACAGAACGTTACACAAGCAACTCAACAACTAGAAGATTTTGAGCGGTCTATGTTTAATATAGGTCGTCAGGGAGAAGCTAATATTATAAGTGAGTCTGGATTTTATACTCTTGTTTTGAGAAGTAGAAAGCCGATTGCAAAGCCATTTAGAATATGGGTTACATCAGAGGTACTTCCTTCTATAAGAAAGACTGGGTCGTATGTGGCAGATTCCGGTAAAATGGAGAGTATACTTTCTAATATGGGGATTGATTTAAAAGTGGTATATGCTCAAATCAATAACATGGAGATTATATTGGAGGGACAAGTAGAACGATTCAATTCCGTCATGGAGAATATGACGATATCAACCAGACAGCAAGAAAAGATATTGAAGGCTGCTAGAAATAGAGTTAACTATTTGTTAGGTGGAGCCCACTCAGAATATTATCGGATTATGGGAAGAACTTACCTTGCTAACCTATGGAACAATTTTAAATCCGAATTGCATTGCGGTTCCTCTTACAAAGACCTGAATCCAGCCGATTTTGATAGGGCAATTGATTGGATTAATCAGTGGGAATATATTGAATCATAAATCTACAGCCGGTAGCAGTTAAATGTTACCGGCTGATTTTAACAACGAATGAGATATTTCAAACAGAGAAAGGAAAATGTAATATGAAAATTAAAGTGAGTCTACCGGTTATCTTAGAGATTCCGGACGATAGAGGAGAAGAAATACTAAATGGAGATACAACATCGTTGCTTACCACAATATATTCACCAGAAGGATATGGTGATAATGGACATTGGTGGATACAGGGCGAATGTGTGGTTGAAAATGGAATAAAAATAAGGGTACTATAAAATCAGGAATTCATTAAAATTAGAATTTTGGAGGTAGAAGCTAAAATGAAGCAATTAAAAATAAAAGAATTAAAGAAGATGTTATTGTTAGTGGCATGGGTTGTTCCTGCAATATATATGCTAACACAAAAAGAGTGGATTTGTTATGGATTGTATTTGTTAGGAAGTTTGACTTATATGTCACTATGCGAATGCAAATAGAATAAGTGTTTCAAAATTAAATTAATATTTCCGTGAGGACCAGGGGAAGGGAGGTCAATATGAATTGTTTGTATTGTAGCTTTTATGATAAAAATGATCCAATGAACGCATATGGAACTTGTGAGCCACAAGATAAAGATTTCCATGCTACTCATGAATGTAATTTGAATACTGAGGAGATCTGTGAATTGGAATCACTAACAGGACATAAACGGTAAAACTGAAATTTAACTGATAAAACAATCATTTAATTGCATAAATATTCATTAAGAGTTACAATAAAAATAAAAGAAAACGAAAAGGAGATTTATATTATGGGAATTTTTACAGATTTATTAGTATCAGCAGGTTTTGCCACAGGTATTTTAGAGCCATCAAACAAACTAAAGGATTTAGATGCTCTGACAAGAGATAATTTGAGCGGAAAATACTCAAAGGCAGAAATGCGCAGACGGTTAGCTATGGGGTATTATGATAAAAAGGATTGATCATATGGATTGAGCGCCACTGGATAATATAAAATCTGGTGGCTTTTTCTTTGAGAAAATATTATAATGGAGGAAAGTAAAATGGACAGAGTGGACGGATATGAAGTAGTAGGTAGCTTTGATTGTGGTAATAAAAATATAGTTGTGGTAAAAGCGGCTCATGGAACACATGTGATGTCTAGTGACGAATGGGAATTAATTAAGCGGGGATTATTGAAGAACGGTACAGAGCTTCACACCAACAGAGAAGATATAAAAGTAGCATAAGCAGTTTAAGGAGATATAATAACATGAAGAGATATATGAATGAGCCAGTAGACTATGTATTTACTGATAAGGACGTTATTAAGGAATATCAGAAGTTTGGGGACTTAAAGAGAATGGCAACGGTATTCTGCATAGACAATAAGACTGTAAAAGAGATTTTAAAGAGAAATGGTATTTAGAAAGGCTATGTTTTCTACGATAAATTAACATTATCTTTCCTTTCTTTAGAGAAATATACAACGTAACGTATATTTGAAGAAGAAAGGAAATGTATATGGAAGTAGGAGAGATACGAAGAAATAGTTTTGGGACGGAAATGAAGATTATTGAAGCTAAGAGTCATAGTAACATAATAATTGAATTTGTGGACGAACAGAAATATAGAAAACATACCACATACAACAATTATATATCGGGAAATATTAAAAACCCATTTGATAAAAATATTTGTGGAGTTGGATATATTGGTAACGGAAAGTATCGTTGTAAGCATTCAAACGGTATACATACACCAGAATATCAAAATTGGATTTGTATGATAAGAAGGTGTTATGATTTCAAGAGAAAGGAAAAATATCCTTCTTACTATGGTAATTGTGAGGTGTGTAACCAATGGCATAACTATCAAAACTTCGCAGAATGGTATTCAAAGCATTATTACGAAGTAGGTACGGAGCGAATGCATCTTGATAAAGATATATTGTGTCCAGGTAATAAATTATATTCACCAGAAACATGTTTGATCGTACCGCAAGGAATAAACATGTTATTTCTTAATAAAACCAATAAAAGAGGTTTACCGAATGGTATAACACGGAATTCAAAAGGATTATACCGTGCTAAATATAACGAAGAGGAACTAGGAGAATTTAAGACGCTTGATGAAGCCTATAAAAAATATACAGGTAGCAAAAAATCTCATATTTTAAGAGTATTAGAAAAATATAAAGGTAAAATACCTGAAAAAGTATATGGAGCAGTTTTAGAATACGAATTTGATATTAGATTCGATAGAAACTACGCGAGTTAGTTATAATTAAAATAAATGTTTAGTGTAAAATAAAACTGTAACGAAATGCAATCCAAAAGTGTAACACTCCCTGCATCGAAAAAAATCCATTGTAACACCCTTCCAAATCCATTATCCTTATGTTTGTCGAGAACTTAAGGAGGAAGAAAGGAATGTTATCAATGGATGATATTAAGTATATCAAACGTCTCTATGAAAGTGAAGGGATTTCTATCCGGGAAATCATGCGTCGGACAGGCTATCACTATGAAACTGTCAAAAAATATCTGGATATGGAGGACTTCAATGAGCCTCTTCATCCACCAAAGGATTCAACCTCTCTGCTGGATCCGCTGAAGCCTGTCATAGATCAATGGCTCCTTGATGATTTAAAAGCACCACGCAAACAGCGTCATACTGCAAAGCGTGTGTTTGAACGGTTGCAGGCTGAATACCCACAAATGCTTGAGGTAAAACTCCGCACGGTTCAGTATTATGTATCACAAAAGAAAAAGGAATTATTTCAATCACAGCAGAAAGCATATCTTCCGCTGTATCATCCACCAGGTGAAGCACAGATAGACTTTGGACATTTCTCTTATATCAATAATTCTGGAGAAATGACGGATGCATTGAAACTGACGATGTCATTTCCCTTCAGCAATCATTCCTACTGTCAGATATTTGGTGGCGAGAACCAGCAATGTCTGCTCCAGGGAATGAGAAATATCTTTGAATACATGGGCAAAGTTCCTTACAGGATTGTATTTGACAATCTCTCCAGTGCAGTAGCACATATGGGGAAGGGCCACCACCGAGTGCTGACAGAAGGTTTCAAGCGTTTTATGGCACACTATAAGTTTGAGGCAGCATTTTGTAACGGCGCTGCTGGCTGGGAAAAAGGTAATGTCGAAAACAAAGTTGGTTACGAACGCAGAAACATGTTCGTACCAGTTCCAACAATCCTTGATTTTTCCCAGTTTAATCAGGAGCTTTTTGAAGTATGCAACAAAGATGCAAAGCGTAATCATTATGTTAAAAGTGTTACAATCGAATCCCTGTTTCAAGAAGATCAGGCACAGATGCTTCCACTTAATGAAGTCCCATATGAAATCTTCCTGATCGAACCACGTAAAGCTGATAATTATGCAAAGGTGACCTTTGACAATAATCTTTACTCATCTTCACCTAAGTATGCACAGGAAAATGTATACATAAAAGCTTCCAGTGACAAAGTGTGGATCTTGAACCAATCCTATGAAATCATCATGGAACATAAAAGGCTTTATGGAAACGGTCTTCAATCAATGAAGTGGCTTCCGTACATAGATTTAATGTCCAAACGCCCTAGTGCCATAAAATATACAACCTTCTATCAGGAGTTACCAGACAACTGGCAGAAATATCTTGGAAAACAGAATACCGAGGGCAAGCGAAAAGGCCTGACCTCTTTATATACAATGCTGCAGAAGCACGATATGCGTACGGCTGAGAGTGCACTTGCATTTGCAATCAGCAATGGAGTAAATGATGCAGACAGTATTCTTGCTGCATATAGGTCTCTCACGTCGCAAGTGCAGCAATTGCAACCAATGCAATTAAATGCAGATATCTTATCCATGCCTAGTTTTGCAACAAATAATGCAAGATATGATGACCTCTTCCGACAGGAGGTATGTTCCTTGTGAAAGAGCAGATTTATGAATGCTGTAAGGAACTGCGTCTGAGCATAACCTTCGCTGAAAACGCATTATCCATGTCTGGCGATACCTATCAGGATTATCTCCTCAAAGTTTTGAGGGCTGAACTTGATTACCGTAACAACAAGCGAAAAAAACTGCATCTAAAGCAGGCAGGATTTGATAATATAAAAACATTTGAAGGATATGATTTTCGTAATATCATCATTCCAAACACAACAAGTATTGATGGAATCAAAACACTTGAATTTATGGACCGAAATGAAAATCTGATTCTCTATGGCAGGAATGGAGCCGGTAAAAGCCATATGGCAACTGCCGTAGGCGTAGAAGCCTGTATGCAGGGGAAAAAAGTACGGTTCTACAAAACTGCCACGCTGGTAAATGAATTGACAGATGCAAAAGCGGACGGTTCACTTACCAAACTTCTAAAACGTCTCAGTAAGCTTGATCTGCTAATCTGTGACGAGTGGGGATATCTTCCGTTTGACGCGGAAGGTTCCCAGTTATTATTTCAGGTAATTGCAGACTGTTACGAAAAACGCAGCCTGATTATTACAACAAATATAGAATTCAGTAAATGGAATGGAATCTTCTATGATGATCAGCTGACAGCGGCACTTATCGACCGTCTGGTGCATCACAGCCACCTCATCGTTTTTGATAGAGACAGCTGGAGATTTGAACATTCACTGATGAAAGATTCAGCAACTAAATAAACTCTCTAGGGTGTTACACTTTTTCTTTGCACTTTGTTACACTTTGGGGTTGCAAAAAACAAAAATAAATGAAGAACAAATCAAATCATCGTTTCAAAGTAAATATTTATGGGTAGTCAGGGGCATTGGAGAATTATATTCCAGTGCCTTTTATAGTATCTATAAACCTATAATCAGGAAAGGAAGTAATAACATGCAAACACAATCAATAGAAAATATACAGAGCAATGTGGTTCAATTAGATGTAGTAAAAAAGTCAAAGCAGAATCCTAAATTGAAAACAGATGGAGCAGAGAAACAAACCCCAAATAATAATTCAGTGGATCGGTGGGTACATCCCATTAGAGAGAAGTCCGACGTTAAAAGGTGTATTGATTATTTGCACGAGAAAGCATTATCGGCAACCAGGCTGGACACACAAAGAGCCGCTTATCGTGATTGGTTTCTTTTCGTTGTTGGAATCAATGTGGGATTGCGAGTATCTGATTTGACTAAGCTCAAATGGGATAATATTTTTGAAGCAGACATGAAGACATTTGTTGATGGAAGAAACAAGGAAGAACAAAAAACTGGTAAGATGAAGCTGGTCTGTCCGAATGAATATATGAAGAAGGTGGTTAAGGAATACTTGTATTTTTCCGATGTAGAGCCAAAAGCTGACGAGTATGTGTTTCTGTCTGGAAGAAAGAATAGTAATGGAGGGTATTCGCCCATTTCGGACGCTGCCGTAGAGAAGATGATTAAGGAAGTAATAGGATCATGTGGTATTGATGGGAATTATAATACTCATAGCTTGCGGAAAACCTACGCTTACCACAAGTATATGATGTATGTGAAGAATAACGATCCCATGGCCTTAGTAAAGGTTCAGAAGGATTTAAACCATAGGAATAGCAGTGATACAGCCAGATATCTCGGTATTACAAGAGATGAACAAATTAAAAGTAGTATGGAACTTGGAGAATATTGGGATTTGTAGACAGGAGGAGAAATTATGTCAGATTACAAAATTACTTATAGCGGAGACGAGCATATCAAATCAATGCACCACATTGGCATTGAGTATAACGGAAATTATTACAGCGTAGTATTCGGGCAATACGTCAACGGAGGGTTCTTTTCAATTCCTGGTTGGAGTGTTGGTGGTGAGCTGGGAACCTTTGACGATGTATTCTGGAATACTGAGAGTATTGGACGAGTGTTAAAAAGTAAGAAGGCTGCTAAACAGATTGCTTTAGCGATTGAAGAGTTTAGTAAACAAAATTAGAATTTGAAGGAGGAAATGTTGATATGCCGTATTATATCATTTTAGTAAGAGGTAATAAAAACGGGATGACAAATTGGTATGAATTTGAAGATGCGGACGAATTACTAGATCAGTTTGAGGTGTTAAAGGATAGCTACCTGATTAAACATGTCATTGTGAATGGTCGGTTATCTGCTATTGACACATGGGACAAATTACACAAAAAAGCTAGTGGTTAATAAAGAAAACTGATATATAAATAAAAGAACTGTTTCATGGGAGGTGTGGTTAAGGAATTTTATAAAGACGTAGAAAAAAGTTTATTAGAAGCCATAGAAATGAAGAAAGGTATCATTCCTATAGTTCCAAAGGAGAATATGCCAGCTCCTACGTTTGTTGCCTCTGATAAAGAAAAAGCCAAACAATAATATATAATTGCGTTCTCTCTCCCATCACAAAGAACCTATGTTCTTGTAGAAATATGGAAAATTATGGTATATAATTGAAAGTATTACTTATGATAGGGGAATGAGGGTATGAAAATTAACTTTGCTGTATTACGAAAAATAATCAGGGATAAGGATAATAAAAGCAAAAGGGCAATAGATTCGCCGACATGTTTGAATGAATTTTTAAATGTTGTTGAAAATCTTTTTGATGCAAATCGCAAGTTTAAGCAAGATGAAGCATCTAATTTTATAATGAGTTTTCAAAATTGGATATTAAGAAGAGGATTCACAACCTATAAAGACAAGGTAAGAATCGGAGATATATTTTATGCTGATTTGGGAATAAATTATAAACCAGAATTTTCATATCATCATCCGGTAATTATATTGGAAGATGTCAATAATATGTTAATGGTAGTTCCAGTTTCAACGTCAGATGAAAATGTGAAAGCAGCATACCATCCTGTTGATAATCCAAATGGATCAAAATATATGCGAAAAGTGTATGGTAAAGACAAAGGTAGGACTTCAGATGGATTTGAAAAGACGGGTGCGGTGTTGTTGTCAGACGTTAAAACAATCAGTAAAGGTAGATTGATTGACAAGAAAGGGCGTATGATAGATATAAACAATCCTGATTCTGTTTTCAGAGAAATTAAAACCTCTGTTTATAAATCATGTTTCCCCAAGGAAAGTATTAAATATGACAAGTTATCTGCCGAATATTTAAAATTACAACAAAAATTCGATGAGCTTTTAGAAGACAACTCTACTGTTGAGCAAGAAGTTGCGTTTACCAAAGAACAATAAAAAACACTTGCATATTATATAAATATATGATATTATACTAATAGACGTAAGGTCGCTGAATAATGTTGAGCCGTAAGGGCGAGTTTTATTAATAAGCGTAAGGCTTATTTAATTAGTCAAATGCCGTAAGGGCAAATAAATAATAAAAAGACAATCCGAATGTGTGATTGTCTTTTTATTATGCTGAGAGATGAATATAATGTACGTAGCAAAGACGATAGGTTATTCACTATCGTCTTTTTCTTTTTGTTCGTCGCGTTGTATCTTGTCAGCATATAGGAGTAAACGGCTGACGGTGGGGTCATCGGACACGATGATGTCGTTAGGGGTACATTCCAAGACTCTGCAAATTGATTCAAGTATCTCAAAACTTATACTAGTCGTTTCCCCATTGTAAATCTTGAGAGCGGCCAATCTTTCTATTCCAACCGCTTTTGCGAATTGGCTTATATTAGCCTGTCCAGCATATTTCCCTGTTGAATGCGAGAATTTTTTATCAACCAATCCTTGAACGTTTAGTTGCATGGTTTCAACTCCATTCGCTTATATTCTTTACAATACATACTGTAACATATATTCATTGGAAAATAAATACATTTTTGACAATATATACTTGACAATACATACTGGAGAATGTATAATGGGTAATATCAAAGGTAAATAGTGGTAATTACATATCACTAAAAGAAAGGAGGAGCATATGGAACTTCACAGATACGATATTATAGAGGCAGAAATTGAATATGGAACAGGTTCAATACAGAAAAAGAGACGTCCATATGTGATTGTGAGCAATGAGCATGGTACATCAAATGCTCAGATTATCACTATAATGCCTTTAACCCATATCATTAAAAAGGAATATTTGCCAGTACATGAATGCTTAGAGGCAGAATCGGAGAATGGGTTATCAACTTATTCGATGATTCTCGGTGAGCAGCCACAAACCATATGTAAAGATGAGGTAATTCGAAAGTTTGGAACCGTTGTAAATCAGAAACAGAGAAATATGATTAATAAGGTTTGCTTTAATACATTTTTCTATGGTGAAAAAATCGAATGGGAGGAAATATTCGCATGAACGGAGATTTTATAGTAGTTTCAAAAGAAGAGGCTATACGAAAGATAATGGAAGCTCCTGGCGATACGGTGGTGATTGGTAAAATTTCTATTACAAATCAACCAGTACACTTTATTCATGACAAGCCGGTAAGAAGCAAGAAGATGGACGGTAAATTGTTAATAATAGCTGCCAATGAGATAGAATATCAAAACAATAATTATTTTGGAACACTTTCTCTTCATGGAATTGAAAAAGAGGAAGAGGAGGAAGAATCAGTGATTCACAACATATTATTTCCTCAATTAGAATAAAACACAAATAAATGTTCGAAAAATGACAAAATATGCCTTGACACAAACAAACGTTCGAAGTATAATCAAAACAGTTGAGAAAAGAACACACGTTCGAGTTTTGAAACAAAAAATTGCAGCCTACCTAGTATCATAGGTATTGGCGTACCTCCACTAGTCAGACTGCAATTTTTCAAGTTTTGTTTTACATAAATTCCACTCTTATAAAGATAGGAATTAGAAATATAGCAGAACGCTATACCTGACTCTATTTTACATAACTTTTTAGTAATAGTCAAGTAGTTTCAGGTAAATCAGCGTTTCAGCTAACAGTTTCCTATTTATGAAAAAGAGAATTATATATTATAGCCGATTGGTGTAGTGGTAGCACAAGACACTTTGACTGTCTTAGGGTGTGTTCAAGTCACGCATCGGCCGTTAAATTACCCGTAAAATGCAATTAAACGTCAGGAGGACGTGATATGGAAAGTAGAAGACAGAATTATAATATTGAAGATCTTGTGGAAAAGATGGATGAAAAAAACAAATTGACTTTTGATTATCCTATTCAGCGAGAAGATGGACAGTGGGATAAGGGACAGAAGGCGCTATTGATAGATACGGTATTTAATGGCTATTTGATTCCAGATATATACATAATCAAAGAGGGTACGGAAGATTTTTCACCTATGTCTGTTTTAGACGGGAAGCAAAGGCTTACAACATTATACGATTTTCGTAAAGATAAATTTGCTCTTCCAAAAGATGCAGATGATGTTGTTATAAAAACGGTATCTTTTGACGAAGAAAAGAATCCTATCATAGAGGAAAATACATATGCGGTTGCTGGAAAGAAGTTCAGTAAATTAGATCCTGCTTTGCAGAAAATTTTTAACAAATACAAAATTGAAGTAAAACTTCTCGCTGGTTACACAGATGAGCAGATCGAAGAACAGTTCTACCGCTTAAATAATGGGTGTGTTTTTACAAAGTCCCAGAAGGCCAATACAAAACTTGGGACAGATGTAGCGGCTAAAATTGAAGAGATAAAAAATTGTGATTTCTTTGAGAATAGAGCGTCATTTACTAATACCCAGAGAAAACGTGGTGAAGTAACAAGCTGTATTTTACAGACAATGATGCTTCTGTCTGGATTTGAGTATAAGAACTTTGGTGCTAATGAAGTATTGAGATATGCCAATGAGCTGAATGCTAATCCAGACTATGAGTTAATTGCCCGTACAAAGGAACTGTTTGATAAGTTGTTCATTTTACTGCCTGAATATGATAAGGAAACGGACAAGCAGTTTAAGAAAATACATATACCTACATTAATAATGAATCTGGCAGCAATTGAAGAATTAGACGTTGATTACGAATTGTCAGATGATGAGTATACAGAGTTTTTAAGTAAATGGTTTGAAGTTTGGATTGAAACATCTGGATACATGGATTTTTGTGGACAAGGTTCTACTAGCAAATCTAAGGTCGAAGGTAGAGTTTCAATGATGCAAAAAGAATTGAGAGAATATGTAATACAGTTATCAATGGAAGGAGAAGCAAGTAGTGAGAGCAACCAAGATGAAAATAGCGGATTTAAAACCGCATCCTAAAAATGCTGAAATATACGGATATAACGAAGATGTAAGTGATCTAATCGAAAAAATCCGTAGAAGTAAGAAGGTGCATACTCTGACAGTTAATTCAAAAGGATATATTTTGGCTGGTAATAGTAGATATAAAGCCTGTATAGAACTTGGAATTGAAGAGGTAAATGTAGAAGTCATTGATTTTGAAACGCCAGAGGAAGAGATTGAGTACATCATCAATGATAATGCCACTAGAGAAAAGACGGTAGAACAGAAGTCAAGAGAAGCCAAAGCATTAAAAGAAGTTGAGGTGTTTCTTGCAAGGAAAAGACAATCTGAAGCAGGTAAAACTTTTGGTGTTGGAATGGATAAGCTTACGCCAGTTCCGGCGGAAGCTATAGAACGGATAGAACAAGGCGAATCCAGAAACATTGTTGCTAAAAAGGTGGGACTTCGCTCTGGACATGAAGTAGATAGAGCAATTACTACTATTAAGATTATTGACAAGTTGGAAAACGAAGGCAGAACAGAAGAAGCAGATTTAGTCCGAGCGGTATTAAATAAGAGAAGTGTCTCTACTGCCGAGGAGTTGGCTAAAAATATAGATAAGGTAGATATCCCTGAAGATGATATTGAGCTAATTAAAATGGGAAGAAAAAGTCCTTATTCATACATTGAGTCTGCTAAAAAAAAGGACAAAGAGCCAGAGGTTCCTAAACAAGAAACACCACAAGTAGACCCTATTGAATTTTTGAAAGGAAAAACCACAAAAGAGATTATTGATAACTATGTCAATAATGGTGCAATCATCAAACCAGGAACAAAAATAGAGAAGAGTAAGTTATTAGAGAAATTGGAAAAGCACATTGATGTTTTTTCTATGGGTATGGTTGAGTGCATGATGTATCAAAAAGAAATTCATCAGTTCACGGAGAAAGATATAGATGAACTGAGAATATGCTTCAATAAAATAATATCCGATTTAAACGGATACAAAAATTTATTTCTAGGAGGAAAATAATATGGGAGCAACAGCAGTAAGAAAATTAGCAAAGAGTATTGACCTGATGATTAAGGCAGGTGACAACAGCCTTGTGATTTACGACAGGATCGGATTTGACAAAGAGTTCCCTAATATCTTTGTATGTGTAGGAAAGGTGGATATCAGAACATTGAAAAATCCGGTGTTCCAGAGGAAGATTGATCCATTAAGAGTTGAAAACATTAAGAAGAAGCCGTCTATGGTGAGATTAGATCCTATTACTATTGCTATTGACGATAATGGAGACAGAACGACATGCGATGGCAACCATAGAACCAATGGTGGTATTGCTGGTTTAGCAGAAGGATATTGGGACGATCCATTTGTACCGTGTAAGATACTGTATAACGCCACTGATGCGCAGCTTTCATATTTATTTGCCACTCAGGACGAGAATAAGAAAGCAATAGATAATCCGTCTCAATTAAAGGCATTAATCCTTGCAGAGGGAGAGAATAGGGCGCAGTGGGCGGTTGATATGAATAGAATCGTTGAAGAAGAAGGTCTTACTTTTGGATTTGGTGAGAATAAAAATAATAACGTAGGCAAGATTGTCGCAATTTCGGCTATTAGAAAAGCTTATCTTTCTACTTTAGAGGAAGATGATTTTAGAAGAATGTTACGTGTCATTCGTGAGAGCTTTGATAACGGAACACGAAAAAATGCTTGTTCTGGAAGAATTATCGATGGCTTATCAGCATTATATTCAGAATTTGGAGAAGAAATTGACGATAAACTTCTTGTAAAGAGATTAAAAAAGAAATCTCCTGATACACTCATCGATGACTTTAATAAATTTAAAACAAAGTTAGATTCTAAGCGTCAGTATCTTAAACCGCTTACAGATATCTACAATAGTGGTAAATCAAAAGCAGACAGGCTTGATTACTTATAAAGAAAATTTACATAAGGTGAAATAATGAACAATTGGTTATATTGGTATTACGCATGGTGCTTAAAATGCATTAGCGAATCTCAGACACCATCTACAATTTCAAAAGGAGAATAATAAAATGGAAAAGCCAAGAAAAGACAGATTTAAAAATAATATGGAGATTTCTTCATATAACGATAGGAAGTTTAAGGAATTCAAAAGAATTAACAGTGAGAATATTGTTGATATTCCGGTAGACAAAATCAAGTTGCTGTCACAAATACATATTGATGGACTTCGCAGAAATAATATGTCAAGGCATATTAATTACTACAAAACCAATGGGTTGAGTATCGGTGGTATTGTGATTGTTCAGTTAGATAAGGAAGGTTCTGGTAATTATAATCTCATTACAGGTTGGCGGACATATGTGATTGCAGATGGAATTGGACAAGATACCGTAAAGGCCATAGTAGTTAATTGTAGTCGCAAAGAATTAAAGAAAATGCTCGGCTGTGTAGTTCCTTACAATTATGTAAACACCGATGAATTAAAAGTGACAGAAAAATTTGCTGCAAGTACTGTTTCTTCTGAAAAAATCGACACCATCAGAGAATATTATGAGAAATGCCATCAGCCCTACAAACCTATTGTGGTTGATGCAAATGGCTACATTATCGACGGATATGCTCAGTACGTATACAATAAGGCAGCTGGTATTAAAACAAGTCAGGTGATAAGAAAACAGATAGAATTAGATGTTGCTGTTTAGATATTCTATATGACGGGCATATATGGACATGCTCTGTGTATGTTCGTCTCTTTGGAGGTATCAATATGATATGTAGACTTTGTAAAGTAGCTATGACTTCTGGGACGAACTACAATGGTAATAATCGAAGAAGATATGACGAGTGCCCAAAGTGTCACGACAGGATTTACACCAAAGGTAAGAATTTTCAAGAAATATTACATAGAGAACTAGAGAATAAAAGAGATAACGTACCGTCAAAGTTTGGCCACCGCGCCGGTACGTTATCTTATTCCGCAACCAGATAATAACGAGATTACCAGGTGCATTCTTATTATATGTGTTTTTCTGGTTCAAATCAAGTGTTTGTCTTATATTCCAAAATTTTCAATAGGTAGGTGCATAATGGAAGACTTCGAAAGGGAACAAATAGAAAAAGAATATTTGTCCAATGATATGCGAAAATTGAATAAAATCTGCAAATTTCTGATACTAAGAAAAAACGTTCCTCAAATGTACGAAGATGATTTGTACAGTATTGCCAGAATTACATTTGTAGAAAGTTTGAAAACGTTTGATTCCTCTAAGAAGTGCAAATTCCAAACCTACTTTATCGGGAATGCTTGGAGGGCTTTTTATGATTGGACAAGAGATAATACTCGTTGGAAGCGTTGCAATTTGCAGACTGATAAAGACGGAAAAATTGCAAGAGATGAGAAAAACAATCCGATTATTATTCCAGACATCTCGATTGATGCGCCTACGGAAGACGGAGTTGATTTATCTGAGCGCGTAGCTTCTAGCTTTAATATAGAAGAAGAACTGTCAGATGAATTTGGTTTCTCTAATGATGATAAGATTCAGAAATATTTTAGTAAGCTCTCAAAATTGCAGAAACAAATAGTCATGTATCTTACAGAGGGCTACGATTCAAGCGAGATTCAAGGCTTGTTACATATTGATAATAAAAGATATTTAGATAACATGAAGGCAATTCGTTCTTACGAAAACATCAAGGTTTTAATGTAAAACAGGAGGAAATAATCGTGGCAAAGAAAATCAGAAAGCAAACTTTAGCTTTAAAGTCATATCTGGATAAAGTAAACGAAGAAGATATCAGTGATAGTCAAGACGTTCAGCGAAAGTTTTGCTGGGATAAAAGTGCAATCAATGAGCTGATTGTTACTGTTTTGACCGACGATTATATTCCTCCTATTATTTTGGGCGAAGAAGAACTTGGCGAAGATATGGTTCAGCAATATATCGTTGACGGAATGCAAAGAAGCTCCTCATTGCTTTGGTTTCGTTATGGTAATTATGAAATAACTTCTGCAATAGAGAATAGTATCGTTGAGTACCAAGAAAAGAAAATTGAGAACGGAAAGGTTTGCAAAGACGACGAGAACAACGTTATTTGGGAATCAAAGAAGTTTGATATCAAGAAAAAGACTTTTAATGAACTGCCAAAGGTTTTACAGAAAAAATTCGATGATTATCAGATTGAGATAGCAATTCACCAAGATTGTACTATGGAACAAATTTCCAAGTTGGTAAGACGCTATAATAATCATAAGGCTATGAATGCTGTGCAAAAAGCCTTCACCTACATAGATAATTATGCTAGAAAGATTCGTAATATCGTGGATTTGGATTTTTTCAAAAATTGTGGGGATTATCCAGAAGTTGAAAAGCCCAAGGGAACTTATGAGCGTGTTGTTATGGAGTCTGTTATGCTAATGTTTCATTCTGATAAGTGGAAAAAGATGCCTAAAGATATTGGTAAATATTTGAATGAAAATTCTTCTGACCAAGAGTTTGACACTTTAAAAAATTTACTAATCCGTTTAGAGAATATTGTAGATGATAAGTTTCATGATATTTTCAATATAAAGGACTCTTTTATATGGTTTGCACATTTTCATAAGTGTGAGCAGTTTGGATTATCAGATAAAAAGATTGAAGAATTCCTGGCTGAATTCCAATCTAACTTACATAGTAAAACCTTTACTGAATATGAGAATAACTCATTTGACACAATTGATAACGGTAAGGGAACGAAAGATAAAAAGGTTATTATTCAGAAATTAGATATGCTTGAAAAGCTGATGATAGAATTTTTGCATTTTGATGTTGAAATAGAAAATGAAGAAATAGAGGAGGATAATGAACCGATGACAGATTCAGAATTTATCAATGAAAATGTTGGTGTGGATATAGATGAAGTGTATGAGAATATGGAATTATATGTTGATTCTCTTGATGACCTGTTGGACAACACAGTGAAAGATGGCTCAAAACTGTTAGAGCCAGAGAATCGACAGTCTTTGTTGGCAATGGTTGCCTACTCCTATAAGGAAGATAAGGATTTAGATGATTGGCTGATGGAGTATGCAAGCAACAATAATACATATATAAAGAATCAAAAAGAGAATTACATACATATGGTTTTGGATTTAAACAAATATATTCAGGTGAACGGGTAGGGAAATATTGAAGATTGATGAAGACTTAGAGAAAGAAATAAACATGGGTGCTGTTGTCTCTGCATTGTTGTTATATATGAATGTTGATATTTTAGTAAATGGAGCTCCATTATATTATCAAGTAATGGCAATGATTTTGAATATTCCAGGATTTATATATGAAATAAAATTGATTAAGAAATTGGAGGAGAAGATGAAATGATAACTAAAGAAAGATACATATGTGAAGGTTGTGGACAAGAATTTGACGATTATAACGAGTGTGAGCGACATGAGGCTGAGTGTGATAATAAGCACCTGAAATATCGAGAGAATGTTGAAGAAACCCTAAACAGGGCAATTAAAGATTTTGGCTCAATTATTTCTTCATATAGTTATAGAACAGATGAAGAGGTTCCTGGTTATCGTTATTGTGATATCGAAATATACAAGTTTGAAATTGACATTACACTTTCTAATGGCAACAAATTCACTCTATATGATGGGTGCGACGAAGATTTATGGCTTGGAAACTACTTGGAAGCAGATACTATTTATAAATCTCTGAAAAGAGAAATAGAGAGTAGATTAACACTTGAATATGAAGGAATTATTCGGTCAGATTGGGAAGATGGTTGGAGGACGGACAAATTAGGAGACGTTGATTTGTCCGATATCGTGGACAGATTAGAAGGCAGAATGGTAAAAATTGCGATTGTTGAGGAATGAGGAGGAATATAAGATGGGTAAAGCATATTTGGTTGGTCATAGTTGGGGTATTTGTGGCGATGGTATTGAAGAGGGCGTATTTTTAGATAAGGAAAAAGCTGAAAAATATGTGCAAGAAAATAATATTCCGTATGAAAATGCTAGAAAACAACAGGAACTGTGTAGAGATTGCAGAAAATGTGATGAATATGATAGACCCGAAGATGAAATATTTTCTTTAGCAGAAGAATGTCAGTTTGCAAAGATTGGAGTTGATCGGCATGGCAAATATTGTGAAAATGATAAACATGATGAATACAGTGGAATGAGTGGAGTTGATTATTATTACATGTCAGAACTAGACTTATTGGATTAGGTACAAAAGGAGAAGATTAAAATGAATTTAATAGGACAAGCAATTTTAACAGCTAGAAAATATTATGACGAAAATACATTTTATCACGTTATGAGGGTAGCTGCTTATGCGGCTGATGATAATCTAATACCAGACTCAGTTAAAGATGATTGTATTATTTTAGCAATTATGCACGACCTTTTAGAAGACACAGATTACGAAATATTTGGATGCTCTTTTATGAGTGAACATTTAGAAGAATGTTTAAGATTAATTACTAGAACTAAGAGCGTGGACTATGACATCTATTTGCAAGATATCAAAGAAAATTACGTAACTCACCCGGAAGCTTATTGGGTAAAGCTTGCCGATATAAAAGATCATTTGAGCCTTACAGATACGCTTACGGACAAATTAAAAGAGAAATATTTAAGTGGATTGCGGTATTTATTATAGGGATAAAAACGGAATTTTAATGGAAGGAGTTGTGGAATGGGGATAGATATTATTAGTGTATTCAATCCTCCAAAAGAGAAATTATCATGGAGAGATGTATTTGACACGAAAAAGTTCTATGGGCATTATGATGTGGCAAGAAAGGCGGCAAAAGAAGCTGGTTATAAGATGTTGGCTTTTAATGATAGGGTTTATCATGTGAACGATCCTGATATGAAAGAGGTTTGTTCCGTAGATGATTTGCGATAGAGGAGAAAATGTTATGAAAATATCTTGCAGCTACTACTATAAGGGAAGCACAAATATTTATCTTCACATGAAGCAGGTAAACGAAGAAGAAATACAGTTATCTACTGATTATGGAGAAGTAATTAAAGAAGTGTATAGCACTAAAGGTCTTGTAGAAATTATTAGAGATTTGGAGAGTGAAAAGTTTGCTGAGTAAAGGAGATTCGATGAGGAGGCGCACCTATTGTGGAAAAGCGAATTTGTGATATATGCAAAACAAATGAATCAAGCAGAAGTTATAAAGTAAAACAGAGTCTAAAGGGTCACTATGAGAAAACCAGTTATGGTGGACGATGGAATTCTCTTTTATGGACTCCATATGAGAGGATTGATATATGTGGAGAATGCGCGGAAAGATTACTGGGATTGCCATTTAGAGACAGTGATGGTGGAGACGGTGGTCGCATGATGCGTAAAATAGTGGAGAATATTCAAAAACAGCAGTTGGAATATGATGAGAGAAAAGGAGTAAAATGACTGAGCGATTAGAACCATGTAAATGTCCAAAATGTGGTAAAGAAAATAATTATATCATAGTAATGAGTTATAATTCATTTTCAAATATAATATCTTTCCCAAGAAATGTTTGTGATTGTGGAAATCAACTTGAAGAAGGTGATATTTTATATGATAAGGCAAGTCCATTTCATCGAAGTTGTGTTAGAACGAATAAAATAATGAATGAGGTAAAATCATTTCTAAAAGATGAAAAAGATAACTGGCATTGCGAGAATTGTGGAAATAATAAATCTTCAGGACGCGGATTTTGTTACGTCAAAAAACCGGAAAAGTATGTGAACGATAATACGGTAGAAATTGAAAAATCTTTTAAAATATGTGAAAAATGTGGACATGAGACACTGGATTCATATGAAGATTATAAAGATTTATATATTTTAATAGAGAAACTAGATGACGGTAGTTTATTGCTTAAAAGGCGCAATAATTACGATGATATTTTATCTAAAATACAGTCCGAAAACGATAGGATTGAATCCATTGCGGAAAATAATTTAATCGCAAAAGGTGAAATAACTAGTTTGGAAGAAGAACAGGAATATAAAGAGAGATATTACAAAACTAATTATGATCAACTTTAAATTATGAAATAAACCTTTCATATTGAAAATAAGAGGTGATATTAATGTTTGATAGAGATTTGTTTTATTCATTATGCGAAAAGTATCATGTTGAATTAAGTGACGAATATGATTCTGCAATGATTGAAGACAAAGGAAAAATGAAGAAACTAAGAGACTTTTTAGAGACAAAAGTATTAGAAGAAGAGATAGGAGAAAATAAAATGGCAATGGTGGATTACGGAGCATTACTTCGTGTTGATGGTAATTTTATTAACAAGAATAAAGGATTATTTATGGATATGAAAGACATGTGTGGTTTTAATTTAGAAGTAGCTTATGATGATAAAGAAAATACTCCAATTAATATATCTGAAAATTTCTTTGTGTATGCCGGTGAACCTGATTTACTCTTATGTTTTTACAAGTGTACATATTACATTATTGTAAAAGGAAGAATTGTCAAGTCATGGTATTCTACTGGTTGGAATTTTGATAGAGAAACATTCTTTGTAAATGACACGGAGTTTATTTTTGAAGTAATTGATAAGGAAATCAAAAAAGATTTTTACGACAGGGATTTTAATGAATGGGATAGAGAGCGCTATGTAAATTGCTACGGTAAAAAATTTGGACAAGTAAAAATTAATAGACGTTTTAAGAGAAATGGAAGAAATTACGATCTGTGCAAGGGTAGTAATAAATATCTGATGACGTGGAATTACAACGGGAGGAAATATGAAGTTATTTTTGGATATGGTATTGACCCAAGCGAAGATATTTTAAAAGACATGGAGGTTGGCTCATACGGATATACAAAAAATGAGCTGGACTATATAAAGACATGGTTCGCTTGATAAAGCTTAATGCTGATGAAATGGTTCTTTCATTTGAAAAAAAGAAAGGAGATAGATGGATAAATATTTAAGTATTATTACAAACTTTGGCTGTCATGGTAAGTGTCCATATTGTGTTGTTAGGGAAAATGGTATTAATGTGCCAAAGACAACTTTATTTGGACTTTCTAATTTGAACAAGGTTATTGAGCAAACTGAATCAAACATTATATCTGTTTCAGGTGGCGGAGATCCTTTGCACAATTATAAAGAACATAAATATTGGCATACTGAGTTATTTGCCATGTTAAACAACATTGGTATACCACTTGAAATGCATACTAGTTATTTGAACTCAAAGTTTCCGTATGAGAAATGTAAGAGGGTAGTTTATCACCTGTTGACACTTGAACAATTAGATGAAGTTACTAAATTGGAAAAGGAAATCGTGAGAGTTGTTTATGTAGTTGAAAAATGGATGACAAAAGATGATATTGGTTATATTTATGACTACGTGCAGAAAAGTCGTGACATTGACGAATTGAGTTTCCGACAATTGGTAAATAGCAGTTTTGAAGAAGAATATCATTTGCACGATTATCTGAAGCAATATCATAAGAAAAAGTGGTGGTATATAGAACAATGCGACTATAACAACTATTACGTAGAGGGGAATTTATATAAAAAGTTTTCAGATATAGGCAAGTAAACTATGAAATAAATTTTTCATCTAAGAAAAGGAGAGAGGTATGGATAGTGATTTGATTAGCAAGTCTGCTTTATTAAAAGAAATTGAGGATAACTATGATTGTAATTATGGTGAGATTTTAATTAATCCAAGACATTTTTATGACTTGGTTGACGATCAGCCGATTATCGAAATAAGTCCTGATTGGATATCTACAAAAGACATACTTCCGGAAGAAGATGCTCGTTATTCTGGGAAACATAAAATAGATGTGATTGTAGAAACCAATAGGGGTTTGATTACAAAGGTGCAACGTATTCATCGTAGAAATTATGATGGAATTTATGACGATTGGTATTGGGGTAGGATTTACGGAAGTGTAATTGCGTGGCAGCCTTTGCCAGAACGATATGTAGAAGTGAATGAATGAGGGATTTCCTTTGAGGAGGTAATATATTGAATATTTTTGAAAAAGTAATTGAAAATAATAAAAGCCCATTAAATATTTTTAAGCATATAGTCGGAAGATCCGAAGCTGAAAGAGGTCTGATTGACTTGGCGAATTACATAGAGCAATTGGATACAGAAAATACAAGAATGTATGATCTGGTCAGTACATGGAATAAAGACGAAGAAATTCAGAAATTAAAGGATGAATTAAGAGAATTGGAATCCAAAAATTACAGACGTCTTAATTATGCCATAACAGATGAAGAGTTGGCTGCATGTTATGAATGGGAAGAAAAACATGTAGAAGAAAAGCATAAGGGTAAGGAAATCGGGGCCATTGGAGGAAGATTTACTTATGAGCTTACTCCTACCAGCATTGGTGTCTGTGGAACTGTTAAATGTAGTTGTGGTGAACGATTTGAGTTTAGGGAGCTGATGTAGGAATAAAAAATGGAGGGGCAGATAATAGCGCAAATAGGAGAAATAAGACTTAACAATCATGGAACAAAAATGAAGATTGTTAAACTCAATAGCACCGAAGATTTGGATATTGAATTTTTAGATGACTACCATTACATTAAAACACATGTTACATATTCCAATTTTAAAAGAGGGCAAGTTAAAAACCCTTACGATAAAACAATATATGGAATTGGAATGATTGGGAACGGAAAATTCAAAACAGGTAGAGCAGACGCTATAAATAAAGAGTACGAAACTTGGTTTCATATGCTTAGGAGGTGTTATAGCAAGAAAGATAGTAATATGTATCCTGCTTATTTTGGGAAATGTGAAGTATGCGATGAGTGGTTGAATTATCAAAACTTTGCTGAATGGTATACAAGCAATTATTACCGAGTGAATGAGCGATTACACATTGATAAGGATATTTTAGATCCTAAAAGTAAAATTTATAGCCCCAATACCTGTATCTTGGTTCCTCAAAGGATAAATGAATTATTTACATATAAAAAGAATAATCTTGGTTTGCCAGTTGGAATCAGGAAAACGAGTAGAGGAAAATATAGAGCAGGGTATAATACACAGACATTGGGAACATTTAATACATTAGAAGAAGCTTTTGCTGCTTATAGATCAGCCAAAGAAAACGCCATAATTAAGATAGCCGAAGAATATAAAAATATAATTCCACCAAGACTATACGAAGCCATGATTAATTATAAGGTATTAATGAGTAATGATGAGAATTACGTTGCTTAACATCCAATAGAAGGTTGTTTTCATTGGTGAAAAAGAAAGGAGATTATGGATAAAATAAATCCTATTAAGGAAGATGATTTTTATAAGGAATATGACGGACATGATGAATACAGATTAATCATTGATGTAGTTGATACAGATGAATGTTGCAATATTGATCCGATTGGGTTGTGTACTCCCGAAGACTGTATGTCATGTAAAAATGCCAGGATTAAGTTGATTAGGACTGATGGTGTTAATATGCGTGAAGATGCAGAATTTAATATTGGTTATGAACAAAAGAAGCACCGAAAATATGACAAATATAAGAGCAATCCAATCTATTACATAGAAGAAATATTCGGAGTTAAATTTAATTCATGGCAGAAGAAATTGGTTCTAAAATTTTTAAAGTTGAACGATTAATTTTATGAAAGGGTGAAGTTGAAACATGATAGAAAATTATAATGATCCGTCCTTTCAAAAGGTGGATTTCAGTAAAATGTTAAAAGTTGAAACAAGCAATGGTAGAAACTGTGGAGATTGTAGCAAGTCTAATGTATGTAAATATCGGTCAGCAGTTATCGAAGAAGTAATGGAACTGACAGAATCGGTAAAGAATTTAGAATTGCCTCTTTCCATTAATATAAATTGTCGAGAATTTTTAGGAAAAGTTTCGACAGTTAGGGGAGTGTAATGAGTAAATTAACAGAACACATACATAGTTTTGAGCATTATCAAAAAGAGTTTGCCGATTGGGAAGCCACGGAACAGATTATTGATGATAATAAAGCATTTTGGATGTTACGAAAGCCGGGTAGTCAGTATCAGAAAGTTTGTCTTTATAGAGATGGTTGCAATATGTTTATTTATGGCGACTACGGTCAGTTCACATTTGATAGCATGACATGGTTGGGTGACGTTTACAATCTTGAATATGATAATATTGGTTATCAGACTGAGAAATTAAACTACGAAAGCAAACAGTCATTGAAAGTATTTGACGATGATTATTGCAAAGAGGATATTCTTGATTGGTTTGAAAATGCGATAGAGAATAATTATTCAGATGTAGTTGATTCAGACGAAGAGCTGAATACCCTAATCAGTAAGGCAAGAGAAAACTTAGCTGATTACGGTTTTGATGTAGATGAGTTCTGTGAGGAATACAAATGTGAGGATTTAAGAAGCTTGTTAGATTTTACAGATGATCTTCTGTCCAATGCAGATGAATATGAATGGATTTCATATTTGAGAAGTAATACAGACAGAATGCAAGAATTTGATGAACCATGTGAAAGTAGCTTATGGAATGCTGGTAAGAGAATTAATCAGAGATACTTTATTTGTATGTATGCACTGCAAGTTTGTGGCGAGAAATTGAAAGAACAGAAGGGAGAATAATTATAGAGTTAGGCGAGACAAGAAAAAATAATCATGGAACATTGATGGAGATTGTTGGGATTAGAAAAAAGGCAGATATAGATATACAATTCATTGATGATTTCAATTATGTTAAAGAACATGTTAACTATCAAAATTTTTTGAAAGGACAAATAAAAAATCCCTATGACAAAACTGTTTATGGAATAGGTTATTTAGGAAGTGGAAGATATAAAACGTGGAATAAGGGGAGATTTACTACAGAATATAATTCGTGGAGTGACATGCTTAGTAGGTGTTATGCTGACGAAAAAGGCCAACCAGCATATTTTAATAAATGTACTGTTTGTGATGATTGGCTAAATTTTCAGATATTTTGTGGTTGGTACAACGAGAATGTATATAAAGTCAATGAGAGACTCCATCTTGACAAAGACATATTATTCCCGGGAAATAAAATATATTCTCCAAAGAAATGTTTACTCGTCCCACAGAGGATTAATATGTTATTTGTTAATATCCCGAATAAACGAGGATTGCCCAATGGAATATCTAGGACTAAACACGGATTTTCTGCAAAGTATAATCAAACCGAGTTAGGTATTTTCAGTACTATTGAAGAAGCTTTCTTTTACTATGCTATAGAAAAAGAAAAGAAAATTAAAGAAGTGGCGAAAGAATATGAAAATGTCATTCCCAAGAAAGTTTACGACGCACTTTTTGAATATAAGGTTAATATTGAATACGATAAAAATTACAAGGTGAGTTAAATTCATTAGAAAAGGAGAATATGTCTATGAGTAACAGGTGGAAAGAATTACAGGGAAAAGAAGTAAAAGATAAAGTAACCGGATTTAGCGGAATCTGTACCGGGCAGACTAGATGGCTATATGGTTGCGATCAGTATTGTGTAACACCTAAAATTGATAAGGATGGTAAAAGTGGGGAAATGCAGTGGTTTGATGATGGGCGAATTGAAATCATTGGATCAGGTATTAGTCCTAAAGAAGTCAAGGTAGAAAAGAATGGTGGCTGCAATGACCACCCGTCTAATAGTAGAAGATAAGGAGAATACAAAAATGAAGCCATTAGTATATTTTGATTTTGAAGAATATGACAATGATAAGAATTTGGTGTTAGTTGAAAAGAAAAGGCTACAAGAAATTTTGGAAGAAGTCTACAATGCTGGCTTTGCAGATGGTAATAATGGGAGCCAGACTGTAACCACTACACCGTATGTATATAGAGGAGATCAGTTCTATTGTACTGATGGACTTGAAACCGGTAGACCTGTCCCTAAAAGCGGTGTGACTGTTACGTGCGAGGAGGTGACAAGATAGAAAAGGTAATAGATAAAGAAATGATGAACAATAAAGGTACTTTGATGAGAATTATTCAGGTGAATTCATTATCCGACATTGTTGTGGAATTTCAAGATAAGTATAATTTTAGGAAAAGAACAACATATTCAAATTTTAAACGGGGACAGGTCAAAAATCCATATGATATTACAGTTTATGGAGTGGGTGCAGTCGGAGAGGGAAAATATAAAACTTGGGAAAGAGGACACATAACTACAGCATACAGTATATGGGCAGATATGTTAAGAAGATGTTATTCAGAGAAGATAAAAGATAAACAGCTTGCATATTTTGGAATTGTGACGGTTTGTGATAAGTGGAAAATATATCAAAATTTTGCAGAATGGTATGAAAAAAATAAATATTTTGTAAACGAAAGATTGCACTTAGACAAAGATATTTTATATCCCGGTAACACCATCTATAGTCCTAAAACTTGTTTACTCGTACCTCAAAAAATCAATGAACAGTTTCACTACACACCCAAAGATAATGGAATACCGACGGGTGTCAGTTTAACAAATACAGGGACGTACTCGGCAACCTGTAATGGAAAATATCTTGGAACATATCAAACATTAGAAAAAGCATATGAAATTTATAGTGCAGAAAAAGAAAGAGTTGTTAAGGAAATGGCTGATGATTATATTGGTATAATTCCGAATAAGGTTTATACGGCTCTATATGATTATAAGTTCTTATTAGAAAATGATAAGAATTATAGAAGAACAGCGTAACACCCATCAAAAGAAAAGGAGAATAAGTAGATGAGCAAAGAAATTGAAATGGCATCATACGAGAAGATTCCGGGATATACGGGTTTAAAACCAGATTCTACAAGTATAACCGTAAAAGATGGTTGCACATGGGAAGGGCACAAATATGGGACATGGGTAGGGAGAATCTACAATAGCGGAAAAGTAAAATCTGCTTTTAAGGAGGACGATGAAAAAGAAAACACTGAAATTTTTGATAGGCTTCGCAATGACCTGAATCTATTTGAAAAACATGTTACAGTACATAGCAATGAAAAAGGATTAGAGGGGGCCACTGATTATTATATTCCGTACATGGTAAAAAATCATTGTTCAACAAAACCCACGGTAACAGAAAGATATGTGGATCATTGCAATAACGTGCATTATTCGGTTGAGTACGAGATTATTTTGACGGCAGGTGAAGGGTTTGTAAGGTATATAACAGTGCCATTTGAAACAGAAGGACATTGGGCGTCAAATTTCTTTGACCAGGTAGATGGCATTGAAGAAATGTTTGAGGAATGGTTTGAAGAAGAATCTAATGATTTTAAAGAAGGAGAAGATGGTAAAGAGGTTGCATTCTACGATGAAGTTGGTGAGAAATTATTTGTTGAAATATCATCTGTCAGAGAATTGTTGAGCATGATCGCTTCAATCAGAGTGATTAAATGCGATACTGAAATTATGAATTAAGATATAAAATTCCTGATTTATTGGAGAAAGGATACAGTATATGAATGATGAAAAACAAGTTATGAGAGATATGATGGATGGAATGATGGAAAAGTTTTATGACTTGGAAGTATTGAAAAATAAGAGTCAGCTTAATTACATAGGAGTGGGAAAGCACGACTTAAAAGATGCATCTCTACATCGGTATATTCACGTTAAACTTGTAAATGTGAATGGTATGGGAACTGGTCAGGTTCATTTCCTTACGGATAATGGAGAATATCTATTGCTTCCATGGTGTTATGTCATATCTATGGTTCCGAGTGGAGAATAAATAAGCAACGCCCATCAAAATTGGTTTGGCGGTCAATGAGATGGTCAACAAGTTTTATTACATAAATTCATTTCGATAAAAATTCCCAATAATTAAAACTGAACAGAGAATTAATCTGTACGGGTGCTGGAATAGCTCACCCTTGGGAGAGTTCGCTCATAAATAGCTGTTTTGACATAGATTTTTCATTATAGAGTGATTTTCTATGTATCGCTTGGAGACAGGCGTTGAAGTAATAGATGTTTTTATATTTTACATATTTAACATAAAAAATTTTAATTAACGGAGGTAGTTTATTTAATGGCAGAAACAAAGAAAAAAGGAAGATTGTTTGATTTACCAGAAACAAAGGGTTCATTCCAGTTAAAAGGTATTGTGTCAGGGGTTGAAAAAGACAACTTCTTTAAAGAAATTAAGACTAGAAGCAACAAAGATATGAGAATGATTAATTTTGGAGTGAGCTACGCAGAAAAAGAATCTCTTTATGTAAATATGCAGGGAATGGAACAGGAATATGTGTATTTTTCTAAACGTGCAGAAAAGAAGGGAGAAAAGGGAGAGACAGTTAAGGTTCCATGGGCAGATAGATTTTCATATAACAGAGAGGGATTCCGACTTATCGGCAAAAATCTTGGTGTAAGGAAGAAAGTTGACTCCGATGGTAAAACAGTTAATGACAAGAAGGTACTCACTGAATTTGATGCTTGTAAGGAGGTAAGGGAAAATCTTAAAGACGGCGCAAGCGTATTCATTAAGGGAAATTTGGATTATAGTAGTTTTACAGATGACAAGGGGAATAAAAGAGTTTCAACAAAACTTGTTCCAGGGCAGATTTCATTATGTGCAGATATTAATTTTGGTGATGAGAAATTTGAAAAGCAAAATGATTTTAACCAGGTAATCATTTTCATGGGTATCGATAAGGAGAAAAATGATGATGGTAAGGAAACTGGTAGGTTTAGCGTGTCTGCAAAGATTGTTACATATTCAACAATTGAAGATGTAGAGTTTGTTATTGTTGACTCAAAGTTGGCTGGAATGTTTAGGAAGAATTTAAAGCCATATTATGCAATTAAAGTAAGCGGACATATGGTTTCATCTACACAAACCGAAGTTGTTGAAGATGATGATAATTGGGGTGAGGAAGATTCAATGGAAAAGGTTTTAGCACCATCAAAAAGAGAATTTATGATCACTGGTGCAAAGGGCTCTACGGTTGAGAAAGAAGCTTATTCAAAGGATAAAGTTGAGGAAGCAATTTCAAGAATTACAAATGCCAATAAAGCAGAAAATGATTTTGGTGGAGACACAAATGGCAATTGGGGCGAAACTGATTTGGACTCAGATGACGACGATGCATGGGACTAATCTAAAGGGAGCGTCAGAAATGGCGTTCCTACTTGTAAACAATTTTAAAATTATGGAGGAAATTATTTAATGGCAAAAGCACGTAAGGCATCAATTACACAGAGTAAGTTGGGAATGATTTTATATGGAGAGCAGTTTACAGGTAAATCTACAATGGCAATGCAGCTTGCATATTTTAAAAGACCAGATGGTAAACCGTTTAGAGTACTATACCTTGACCCTGAAACAGGTTCAATTGATGACTACTTAGGAGAGTTGGAAGAAAACGGTGTTGACTTAGATAACATATATATAGTGTATACACAGTCTCTCGGAGAAGTTAGAGAATACATTGCAAAAGTTAAGAACAACGAAGATTTTTATGTACTTGACGAGGAAACTGGAGATGAAACAGATGATATTGTTACTGATGCAGATGGAGAACCATTTAGAGCAGATGCTATTGTAGTTGATGGCACAACAATTTTAAATTTAACCACCAAACAAGGATTTGTAGAATTTTCAAAAAAGAGAAATAAAGTAAAGGCTGATAGAGATGGGCTAGTAGGTGATGCCAGACTTGTTAAGATTGAGGGAGCCGGTATTGAGCTAAAGGATTATCAGACTATTAATTTTAAAGGACAGGACTTAATTCTTGACTTAATGGCATCTGGTGTTCATTATGCTGTTACTGCTAGGGAAACGGATGAAAAGGAAACCATTAAACAGGCAGACGGATCAACAATGAGTGTGTCAACAGGAAGAAAGATTCCAGACGGATTTAAAGGAATGACCTACAATGTAAAAACTGAAATTCGTATGTTTAGAAATGAAGACGGGGTTGTATGTGCTCATGTTAAAAAAGATAGAACACACACTCATGAAGATAATGCAATTATAGAAGATCCTACGCTAATTGATTGGCAGGCGGTTATTGATAAGACTGCTGATAAAAGGGAATTTGTTGTGAAAAATGATCTTACAAAGGCAGTTGATGTTGAGCAGAATATTTATAGCAAGGAAATTCTTGGTAAGGTGGGTGAACCAGTTCCTGAAAGTAAATCATCTGAAACAGTGCCTAATAGTGGGACTGATATTGAATTACTGAAAAAAGAGATCATTGCAAAACGAAATGCATTATCTCCTATTGATAAAAAAGAAATGAAAGAAAAATTGGACATGGCTGGATTACCAACATCCTATAAAAATGTATCAGATATTGATATTTTACAAAAAGTATTAAACATGTTTCAGTAAGGGGAAATTTAATGAGAGATACACTATCTAATAATGTTATTGGCATTAAGAGGAAGTGTGGCTATTGTGGAGAAGCCTTTTACATAAGCAAGGACAATATTGATGATGCGATCTACTATGATAAAAAAACATATCATAGTAGTTGCTTTATCAACATCTGTAATAAGCGTTCTGAAATGAAAAATGAAAATATAGCACAAAAATGGACATGGATACTAAATAATATAGACTCAATAAAAGTTGATTCACAAAATCATTTAATTCAATCTATTGAAAAGGAAGAAGTTTTTAATTTTATCAAAGACGCTTATGGCATTTCGATAGTACCAACTACAATATGGCAGAAATTAGGAAATATCTACTCTGGTACTTTTAAAGGAATGACAAACGGGATTCCAGTAGGACATCTTCTTGACATGTGGAAAAGAAAAATAGATATGCTAAACGGAATCGCTAATAAAAATTTAGTAAAAGGGATTCACATGCAGCCAGATCAGAGACTTAACTATGATTTATCTATTTTAATAAATAAATACGATAGTTATTTAAAATGGCTTGAAAAACAAAAGATTATTGAGGCTGAAAAAAGTATTGAAATGACACAAAATCTTGTAAGTCAAAGCATTGGATATAGAAGCAACAATAAGGATAGCATTTGCAACAATAGTGATGATATTTCTGATTTGGTAGATGATATTTTTGGATAAGGAGAAAAGTTATTTGGAAAATGAAATTGAATTAAAAGATTCTAACATTCAATCAGAAATGTGTTTTGTTGGAGCACTAACGCGCAACCCTGATTTACTGGTTAATTACAGCAATTTTATGAGAAGTAAATATGACTTTTCAGATCCAGTTACAAAATTCTTTTACGATAATTTTGAAACATATTATCTTACCTTTTCCCAATCAGTTGATGAAACTAAAATGAACGTTTTTATGAGCCAAAATGACGAACGCTTGAAATTATACAAGCAATATAAGGGTTGGAAAACAATTCAACGTTATATGAGCCTAGCTGATGAGAGTGATATTAAAAATTATTTCAATATAATTAAAAAATACTCATTAGTTAGGGAATATGGAAGAAACGGGTTTCCAGTAAATAGAATATTGTCACATAAAAATTTTGATAAGATGACACCAAATGATATTTACAGAATTATTAGGACAAAGGCGGATAAGATAAATACGGTAATTAACGCTGGAGAAGAAGCTGTTGAACTTACTGATAAAAATTCTGTCCAGATTGATAAGTATTTAGAAAAACCGAATTTTGGATTACCATTTCCGTGGTATATGTATAACGAGTTTTTTCTTGGAATGAGAGATACTAAGGTTTTATTTGAAGGGTTTCTATCAAATGAAGGAAAAACAAGAAAATTAATTTTATTGGCTGCATATATAGCTTTAATTCAGAATGAAAACTTCTTCTTAATGAGTAATGAAATGGATGAGGAAGACCTTCGGAGTTGTCTTATAACAACAGTGGTTAATAATCGAGAGTTTCAAAGATTGCATGGTGTTTGTCTTGAAAAACCTGAAAAAGAAATTGTTTTAGGTGTATATCACGATGCTAAAAATGAAATCATTAGAAGAAAAATTGATGATAATGGTATATATGTCGAGACTAATGAGGAATACATAAATAGAGTTAAACAAGATTCAAAAGAGTATTGGGAGATTAAAAAAGTTGCCGATTGGATTGACAGCAAAGACCGTATTGGGAAAGTAATGTTTAAAGATGTTGGTGATGACTATAGTCCAGAAAGAATTGAGTTTGAACTACGTAAAGCAAAAATGGTTCAGAACATTAAATATTATGGTTATGACACACTTAAGGGTTATAACACTGATGACTGGTCACAAATCAAACAATTTTCCACAAAGTTAAAAGAACTCACCAAAGAATTGAGAATGAGTGGATATGCTGTTTTCCAATTGAGTGATGATACCGTTTTTACCGATGTATTTAGTCTTAGTAGTAATAATATAGCAAATGCAAAGCAGATTAAGCATGTAGCTGATATTTTGAACCTTGGAAAAAAGTTAATTAAGGAAGAATATCATAAATATCAAGTTGTTTTAGAAGTTGACGCATGGGGCGAGCCGGTTGTAGAAGACCTGGATTTAAGAAAACAATATTTTTGCATTAAGGTAGATAAGAATAGATCGGGTAGTAAAGATAAAATAATGCTTTTTGAAATAGATTTAAATTTCAATGTTTGGAGAAATATAGGTTACATCATTAAAAAACCAAAAAATACTGAGTAATTGGAGGGTGGCAATTGGATGTTAAAGAATTAAAAGGTTACATATACGAAAACAAATATGTTGAGCAGATATTGGAGTCCATCGGTTGCCACCATATCAAGTATCACTCAACTAATTCATATTGGTCGGCTTGTAATCCTGACGGTGATAATCAAAAAGCGATTATTTTATATAATAACGATTCATTAATATGTCTAAATAAAACCAGACAAATGATTAAAACAAATAGAGTTACAGATATTATTGATCTTGTATGTTTTATTAACAATATGACCTTTCCAGAGGGGTTAAAGTATATTTGTGGCGAGATAGGAATGTCATATTATCATGATTTTGATGATGATATACCAGAAAGTTTTAAAATACTGAAAATGCTTGAAGACATGGACTCAAACTTGAGTGATGAAAAAGAAAAGCCACTAACCCCTATAAGTGAGCATATTTTGTCTTATTATAAATCATATGTTAATGACTTATTTTATGATGATAATATAGATTACCAAACACAGAAAGAATTTGAAATTGGTTTTGATGAAGAAAGCAACAGATACACGATTCCTATTCGTTCTGAAATAGGAGATTTAGTAGGTGTTAAGGGAAGATATTTTGATCGTTGTGTTCCTGACGGCAAAAATAAATATATCTATTTAGAGCCGTGTGCAAAATCAAGAATCATCTATGGGTTATATAAAACAATTTCGTATATAAAGCAGGTTGGGAGGATTTATGCGGGTGAATCTGAAAAGTTTGTTCAGCAGCTTTGGAGCTATGGATATAAAAATGGAGGTGGGCTTGGAGGAAAAGATCCTTCAAGATATCAGAATGATTTATTGATTAGACTAGGGGTGGAAATTGTATTTTGTTTTGACAAAGATGTTACTAAGAAAGAGCTGGAAGAAATAGCAAATCGGTATCCTGATGGAGTTCCCCTTTCTTATATGTTTGACGAAGATAATATTCTTGAAAATAAAGAATCACCATCTGACAACCCTCAAAAGTGGAAATATATGGTAGAGAATAATATATATAAATTAAGATAATGGAGGTATATGTTTGCAATATAAATTATATGATAAAGCCAATAATGATACTTCTGATGTATTAAAAGAGGTTCTTAATAATAGAGGTATAGACGATTATTATAGATATTTAAATTTAGATAAAAGTGTAGTAGTCCCATATCAAGCATTGGATTGTATTGATAAGGCAGTTGAGTTATTTATGAATCATTTCAATGAAAAAAGCAAAATTGGTATTCTGGTCGATGAAGACCCAGACGGATTTTGTTCTGCATCAATGATGTATTTATATATTAAACGGATGGATCAAAATTATCCAGTTGAATATATCTTACATACGAGAACAAAAACACATGGTCTTTCAGATGATGTAGTTATTCCAGATAGTATTGAACTACTTATCATTCCAGATGCAGGAACAAATGATACTGAACAGTGTAAGACATTAGTGGAGTCAGGTATTAACATTCTGATATTAGATCACCATGAAAGCGAAGAAAGCAATACATATGCAGTGATTGTAAATAATCAAATGAGTAATAACTATCCAAACAAGAGTTTATGTGGAGCTGGTATTGTATATCGTTTCTTACAGGCATTAGATGAAGAAAATTGGAACGAATATGCAGATGATTATTTAGATTTGTGTGCACTAGCAAATATTAGTGATGTAATGGATATGCGGTCATATGAAACAAGATATTTAACAGATTTAGGATTATTAAATATCAACAATAAATGTCTTAAAGCATTGATAAATGCTCAAAATTATAGCATGGGCGGAAAGATTAATATCCATAATATACAATGGTATATTACCCCTATTTTAAATGGAATGATTAGAATTGGCTCACAAGAAGAAAAGGAATTGCTGTTTCGAGCATTTATAGAGCAAGAAGAATATTTTGTATATAAGAAACGTGCTATTAAAGATAAAGCTTCTGAAATTATACAAGAAAGTATATATGAAAGAGCAGCAAGGCTATGCAAAAATGCAAAAAGTCGACAAGATAAGCAGAAAGAAAAGAGTGTAACACAGATTTCAGATATTGCAGAATATCTTCCGCAAGAAGATAAGGTAATTATAATTGATGCCACTGATATTTTAGATGGTGGCTTAACTGGTGTTGTTGCCATTAAGATTGCAGAAATGTTCAATAAACCTTGTATCTTATTGAATAAACATTTTGATAAGAAATCTAAAAGGATTACATATGGTGGAAGTGCTAGGAATATGAATCATAGTCCAATTGATAGCTTCAAAGACATTGTTAATAGCAGCGGAGTATTTAATTTTGGTAAGGGCCACCCAAATGCTTTTGGCATTAATTTAGATTTGGAGAGAAAAGACGAGGCAATTTCTGTAATGAATAAAATTTTACAAGACATTGAGTACGATTCCACTTATCGAGTGGACTTTATTTTGGACATTGATGATGTGTCTTTGAAAATCATTACTGATTTAGCTGCATTAGAAGATATTATTGGGCAAGGTATAGAAGAATCAATGTTTGCAATTGAAAATATTAATCTTACGAAAGACTGCTTTGATGTATTTGGAAAGAACGAAGATACTATTAGTTTCATAATCAATGATATTAAATATATTCAATTTAAATGCAAAGATGGAAATGAATTGTATGATTGGTTGCAGAGTGCATGGGATGAAAATGACAGTGTAGTATTTAATATCGTAGGAAAACCATCAATCAATGAATATAACGGTGTAAGGACACCACAGATTATTATAGAAGATAATGTTGTGATTAGTACAAACAATAATTCTGAAGACGAAGAATGGTAGGTGATAAAAATATATAGCTCAATACATAACCACTCATATTTTTCTTTATTAGATGGGTATGGAAGCCCGAGAGAAATGATGGATCGTGCAAAAGAAATTGGATTAAAGGCTTTTGCGATTACAGAGCATGGAAATGTCTACTCACATATATACTTTGATTTAATTAAAAAGGACTACCCAGATATTAAGATGATTTATGGGTGTGAATTATATGAGTGTGAAGATACTTCGATTAAGGATAAAGATAATAAGTATTTTCATTTGATCTGTCTTATTAGAAATGAACAGGGAAGAAAGGATTTAAACAAAGTTATTACAAAAAGTAACTTTGACGGTTTTTATTTTAAACCAAGATGCTCTGTAGAAGATTTAAAGCCATATGCTGATAATTTTATAATTACATCTGCTTGCTTGGCTAGTAAGATTGCGAGAGAAGAAGATATTGATAAATGTATTGATTATATAACTGAATACAAGAGTTTTTTTCCATATTTTTATCTTGAAATGCAATCGCATAAACATCAGGATCAGTGCTTATATAATCAAAAAATTTTAGAACTCTCTGAAAAAACTAATACACCATTCATTATTACAACAGACAGTCATGCCCCAAAGAAAGAAGATTTATATTACCAAGACAAACTTATTAAAATCGGAAGAAATAGTAGTAATAATGATAAAAATGCAATCGAAAATAGTGAAATATATGAAGGTTGTTACATGCAAGATGAAGATGAAATTCATGAATGTATGGACTCTCAAATTGGGTATGACAATGTTGTTATTGGTTTAGAAAATACAAATAAGTTGGCAGATTTAATAGAAAATGTTGATATGCCATTTCAGTCACCACAATTACCTACATTTCCACTACCAGAAAGCTATGAGGATAATAACGAGTTCTTATGGCACTTAGTTAAACAGGGGTGGATTGACAGAGGGTACGATAAACTTAATGAAAATGAACAAAGAATAAGAAAAGATAGATTGGATTATGAAATGAGTGTTATTCATTCCATGGGATTTGATGGATATTTTCTATTTGTTTGGGATTTTATTAAAGCAGCAGAGAGGTTAGGTATTGAAGTAGGAAAGGGAAGAGGAAGTGCGGCAGGTTCATTAGTTTGTTATTGTTGTCACATTACTGATATTGATCCAATTAAATATGGACTTATATTTGAACGATTTCTAAATCCAGAGCGAGTTGGGCTACCTGATATTGATACCGATGTGGGTGATCGAGATGCAATTATTAACTATCTTGTTGATAAGTATGGAGAAGAAAGGGTATGTCAAATTATAAATTATTCATACATTACTCCATGTGTTGCAATTACTGACGTTGGTAAGATTTTAGGGTTCCCGTATAACCAAATGCAAAAACTTTCACAAAAGTTTACATTTGACAAATGGGATGACTGTATAAAGTCAAATCCAAAGTTATTACTCGATAATCCTCAATACGTTGAGCTATTTGATATAGCAGGACATTTGAGCGGAAGGGTAAAAACTGTCTCTATTCACGCTGGTGGAATTGGTATCGTCGATACCAATGTTAATGATTATATGCCTATGAAGATAGGGACAAAGGGCGAGCATGTAGTTCAAGTTGACAAACACTACGTGGAAGATATTGGAATTGTTAAGTTTGATCTATTAGGTGTAGCCACATTAAATATGGTAAAGGAGATAAAAGATGACCTTCATATAAATCCTTGGGATTATGATATAAACAATCCAGTATTTGAAAGTGATAAACTAACTTACGACCTACTAGCAAGCGGAAAAACAAATGGCGTATTTCAGGTAGAATCAGCGGGCATGAAAGATTTATTAGTCAAACTAAAACCAAAACTTGAACAATTAGATTTCGAGATTATATCTATCATTTTAGCATTATATCGGCCTGATAGTATGGGAGCTTTAGATGAATTTGTTGAAATGGCAGTTGGGGGCGATAGACCTCCATCAATTCATCCTGATATGGATGATATTCTTAAGGATACGAATTATTGCATGATCTACCAGGAGCAGCTTCTTGATATAGTGCGTAAGTTTGGTGGTAGAACATATGGTAAGGCGGATTTGTTTAGGAAGGCGATTGGAAAGAAACTCCCGGAACTTGTAAAAAAAGAATCGGAAATTCTTAGAAACGAGATAATATCTAATGGGTATTCGAAAGAAATCGCCAATAAAATTGCAGACGAGTTATCTCAAAAGGGTGGTTATCTGTTTAATAAGTCTCATTCATATTCTTATGCCGTATTATGTTTCGAAACGGCTTGGTTCAAAGTTCATTACCCAACATATTTTTTTAAAGCATTATTTAATCAGAATAAAGATAAGGCTGGTGCAATTAATAAATATATCTTAGATGCAAAATATTTTGATGTAAATATAACCCCACCAAAGATAAATCATTCAGGGATAAATTTTACGGTTGATAACGATAAGGTATTATTTGGACTATCTGCTATTAGTGGGATTGGAGAAACATTGTCAAATCAGTTAATCAGTGAAAGAGAAGCTGGTGGAACTTTTAAATCATTTGATGATCTTATTGAAAGAGTATCTTTATCAAAAGCACAGGTGATTGCATTAATAAAATCTGGTGCGATTCCATCTAAGAATAAAAGAGAAAAGTTGATTGGCTATTTAAAGTCACAATACCAACCATTAACCTTTTCAGAGGTATCATTATTACCTACATATAAAATATTACAAGAAGAGTGGAGAATAGATTTAAGTAAATACATTATCTCTTCTTCTGGGAAAAGGATTATATACGATAAAGATGCACTATTAGCGGAATATAATAGGTTAAAAAGGGAACTGTTTAATGAAAGTCAAAAACTAAGGTTTCAAAAATACATAGATGAAAATAGTAAATACTTGGAAAATGAAGAGTTCTGGGAATTTGAGACACTTCAAGTTTTTATCAACAATAATCCATTTGATGCAGCTTATACTTTTTTAACTCCATTTGAGGATATCCCAGACGGAGAGAAATGTACTTTAGTCGGGATAATTGCAAAGGTGCAAAAGAAAAAGGATAGGAATGGTAAACAGTTTGCATATATAAATATCTATTCCAGTTTTGGATTGGTGGAAGGAATTATATGGCACACTCAATTGAAGGAATATGAAGATTTGATAAAAAAGGGGCAACAGATAGCCATTCTTTGCAAAAAAGATAGTGAAGAAAAAGTAATTGTTGAAAAAGTAAAGCCATATAATATGTGGCTTGAACACATGAGGAAGAAAGGAGTGACTGTGTAATTGGATTTTGATGGGGAAATTCTGAGTTTCAATGCAATAATCACCTATCAACGATATTATAACCCAGACACGACATGGGGTGTATTTGGATTTTCAACCGAAGATGATATACCACATTATGTAAAAGAAACTAAAAATAATAGTCTCTTTGGAGAATCTATTGGTAGTGACAATATAAAAATGAGTTCCATAGCTGGCAAAATGCAAGAACTTATTGTCGGTGGAGAATATATTGTAAAAGCAAGATATAAATGTGATAAAACATACGGGCATCAGTACGAACCGATTTCAATATATGCAATAATTCCACAAACTAAAGAATCACAGTTATTATTTTTAAAGTCTCTTATACCAGAGTGGATGGCAGAGAATTTAATTAACGCTTACCCAGATCTGGTAAATGATGTAGCAAACGGAACATTAAAGGTTATTGATTATAGTTTGGTAAAGGGGGTTAGAGAAATAACCTGGAATAAGATTAAGGAAAAAATAATCAATAACTATTTGATTTCCGATATTATTACAATGCTCAAACCTGTTGGCGTTACTTATGCGATGATTAAAAAATTATTATCAGAGGAGCCAAATCCCGTTTTACTAAAGCAAGAGATTGAAAAGAACCCATATACTATTTGCAAAATATCTGGAATTGGATTTAAAAAGGCTGATGATTTTGCTTTGAAACTTAACCCTGAACTAATCGACTCTGTAGATAGATTAGTAGCCTTTGTTAAATATTATTTTCAAGATATTGGCGAAAGTAAGGGACATACTTGGGTTTCTGACAAAATATTGAGAACTGCAATTAGCAATAATGTTTCTGAGTGCTCAGAAAAAGTTGATTGGTTACTTGATAATAATGAGTTTTTGCATATTGCAGATAACCGAATAGGATTAAAGTACTATTATGATATTGAAATGCAAATATATCATTTATTGCTTGAAAAATCAAAGAATAATACTGACATATTTATTTCTGACGAAGCAATTGAAAGAGCAATCAAAAATGCGGAGTTAGAGCAAGGATTCGATTATGTTATTGAGCAGCGAGATACTATACATAAAAGTTTACATAGAACTATTAGTCTTATTACTGGTAAGGCTGGTACCGGTAAGACCTCTGTTATGAGAGCAATTGTAAAAGCCTATACCGAGAATAATTTTACGTTAGCTGCATCTGCTCTATCTGCAATGGCAGCTCAAAGAATAACAGAAGCTACCAATTTTCCTGCAATGACGATTCATAGAACGCTTGGGTGCGTTGGACTCAATGAATTTACCTTTAATAAAGATAATCACATGATTGTAAGTGTTGCCTTCCTTGATGAGGGAAGTATGGTAAACGCCAGTTTGTTCTTAAATTGGCTAGAGGCAATAGGTGATAATACGAGAATAGTCATCTCCGGAGATCATAAACAGTTGCCCCCTATTGGATTTGGAAATGTGTTTTCAGATTTAATTGAGATGTTTGATGATAATGTAGTAAGTAAATTGATAAAACCAATGAGACAGGCTGAAAAATCGGGGATATTAGTTGATGCGAATTTGATTCGTGAAAACGTCAATCCAATTACAGAAAAGCTACAACCTAGAATTATCCATGGTAAATTACAAGATATGTATTATATGTTTAGAAATAATAGACAATCACTTTTTGACATTGCAGTAAAGACATTTTTAAAATCCGTTGAAACTGATGGGTTAGATAATGTGGTTATTGCAGTTCCGAGAAGAAAAGATTGTTTAAATAGCACCACTGAACTGAACAGGGTTGTGCAAGAAAAATTGTTGGGAAACGTAAATGAAAGTATTGATGGCTATGACACCTTATTTAAGTTAGGAGCAAAAGTCATGCAAACCGTCAATGATTATGATAAAAATGTTTTCAATGGAGAAATCGGATATATAACTGAAATTAATGAAAGAAATGATGGAAAAAAGAAAGAGCAATATTGTGTTGTTACATATACAGATGCTTTTGGTAAAGACAAGTTGATTGAATATACCAAAAAAGAACTATCAGATTTAGATTTGGCATATGCAATGACAGTTCATAAACTACAGGGTGCAGGTAGAAAGATTGTTATAGGAATTATTGATAATACCCATTACAAGCTATTGGACAACTGTATGCTATATACATTACTAACAAGGGCGAAAAAAAGATGTTTATTATTAGCAGAGCCTCAAGCGTTTTTACAGTGTATCAGGACGAGTCATAATAAAAGAAATACATGGATGATGTTAGAGAATAATATAGCATAAGTAAGGAGAGGCAAAAATAGCAAAGACAGAAGAAACTAAGAATTTAGAATCTGCCATATGGAAAGCAACCAGGAAGCAAGGACTCTTTGGTTGCTTTGAAGTAACAATTGGTTGGTTTGGGAAAGAACGTGTCGATTATATAACCTATGATACAAATGGTGTCTGGCGTTGTTATGAAATAAAAGTATCTAAAGCCGATTTTCATTCCAAAGCAAAGAAGACATTCATTGGTCATTATAATTATTTTGTTCTGACCAACGAACTATACGGAGAAGTAAAGGATGAGATTCCAAATCACATAGGAATTTATGTTGGTGGAAATTTGATTAAAAGAGCGAAGAAACAAGAATTGAGCATAGACGAACAAATTCTAAAAGATAGCATGATTCGTTCTTTGTATCGAGAATCGGAGAAAATATTAAAGAGTGAAGAACCCAGTATTGTTGAGAGCTTACAACGGCAGATAAATTATGAGAAACGTATGCATAAAGAATACTATCGTAAATATTGGGATTTAGTAAGAGAAGTAGAGAATAAATACGGTGTGGGTTGGAATCGATGATTTAGCATTGAAACATATTATTGATTGGCATTTTGAGAGAAAGGATGAAAGATAAATATTAGGAGAGACCAGAAATAATAAATGTGGAACACCGATGCGGATCATCGGATATAGAAACAAATCTGATATTGATATAGAGTTCTTAGATGAGAATCGTTACATAAAAAGACATGTACAGTACACAAATTTTTCCAAGGGTGAAGTAAAAAATCCATATGATAGAACACTAGTTGGTGTTGGATATATGGGAGAAGGTGAGTATTCTTCAAGAGCAAAGGGTGGAAAGACTAATAGCTCACAGGAGTATATAGTTTGGATAAATATGATGACAAGATGTTATGACACAAAATATAAAAGTAAATATCCTGCTTATTACGGATTAATAACTGTATGTTCTGAGTGGCATAATTTTCAAAACTTTGCCAAGTGGTACAATCGAAACAAATATGAAGTCGATGGAAGATTGCACGTCGATAAAGACATTATAGACCCGTCTAACACAATATATCAACCAGATAAATGCCTTCTTGTTCCACAAAGAATTAACGAATTAATTCATTGGAGGAACAGATATGGATGATTATTACCCAGAAGGTGTTTGCGGAGAATGTAAATTTGCAGAAAATAAACGTTTCGCTACAGAGTTTGTAGAATGGGGAGGACAGGGTAGTAGTAAAGGGGATTATATGATTAACGGATTAATAGATTGTAAATTGAAGAATTGTATCTGTAATGAAATGGACTACTCATGTGACAAGTTTAATAAGGAGAATAAATAATTGAGAACAGAGAATGTAAAAGTAACATTTGAAATTCCTTGTCATTTCGATACACCTGATAAAAACGGAAATATTTATACAAGAGAATCATGGGAAGAAGCTGTAAAAAGAGAAGTAGGATTACCCATTGAGATTATTAATGATGACGGCGACTCCACTGTCGTAGGAATTACACAAGAAATTGAACTAGTTAATGATGGAGAAAATCTATACATAAAGACAGTTGGTTTATTATGGCACGGTGGAACCTCTGAATCGGTTAAGTTTACTAGAGACAAGATTACAAGTGTTGAATTAAATAGTATTGGGATTACAAAATAAAGACAGGAGGAGGATTAGAATTGAATTTTAAAATTATAGATTGTATTGATTATATTTATATTTCTAAAAATGAAAGATATAACTCAGCTATTGATAATTTACTTTTTGATGGAGAAAGAGCAGAAATAACAAATAAAAATTATTGGTACAAATTACCCCACATCCCCAAAAGTGTAACTGTTAAAAAGTCAAATGAACAAATAAACAAAAGGTATGAATTAAAATCTGGTTACGCTGCCACGGAATTGATGCCACAAATCATTACGATGGAAATGTACAACACAGATGAGTATGACGAGATAATTGGTTGTTATTCATTAAAATATGACGAAGTAGATGGCGGTTATGAAGATATAGAATTTACCATTGATAAAATTTATACAAAGAAGGACTTTGAGTTTGTTCCAAATACATATTGTGCAAATGTAGGATTATTAACAGAAATTGAATACCCAGAAGAAGTTTATCAGGATATGCCTTGCAAATTAGATTCTAAGCAAGTTTTCGATTTGATTAGAGAACATGTTAAAGCCAATATTAATACGTCTATTGCAAAAGTGACCTCTGATTATGATTTTCACTTTGAAGTAACAAGAAATATAGGACTTGCTAATCCTTATACAAAAATGGTAGACACAAACAATTCTTGGATAAATAAAAGAAGAAAACCAAAGTGGGTTGAAAGAATGGTGTCTGATAAATCTGTACCCATATTAAACATCAAGACTCCTGGTTCAAATGATTATGGAAAAGATTGTGTTGTCCCTTCTCCAATTACAGGTGAAAATTACAAAGATTTAGAAACAAAAGTTAAGACTTATTTGGAAGAGATTATTAAGAGTATTAATAAAAAATATTGTGAATGCCCTCAATGTCAAGGTTGGGGAGTTGTGGAGGTTGAATAAATGGCTGTGATTAAATTTAGCAAAGACTATCTTAAGGCTGAACTTGATTTACCTTATGGTGCAATTGTTGATGAAATTGTTGATACTTCGAGGTGGTCAATTCATCATCGTATCGTATTTAATAATAACGGAAAATTCTATCAGGCATATTATTCAGAAGGCGCAACAGAGTGCCAAGATGAAAGCCCTTGGGAATATGAAGATGAGATTGAATGTACAGAAGTAGAATTAAAAGAAGTAAGGGTTAAGAAATGGGTTCCTGTAGAGAATAAGTAACCAATTAAATGACGATTTTAAATTAAAGGAGAAAATAATATGAGCAATAAAAATGCAGAGAAGTTATTTCAGAAAACAGCAGAAGATACAGTAAATAAGGTTAGGTTGGCAGGTATGAGAGCAGGTGCTACTGGCATCCTCGGAGCCGTATTGAACATGTGCAACGAAGGAAAGAGTGTAGCAGATATTAAACTGTTTTGTGAAAAATCATTAAATTTAGATGGTATGAAAGGGGATAAGTAATATGAGATATATTTCAGATGATAACAAAGTATTTAATTCAGAGCAAGAATGTTTAGAACACGAAAAGGTTTTAAACGAAGAGAAAATCAAAAGAGAAAAGTTAATCACAGAAAGGAACAAACGTAAAGATGAAGTTATGGCAGCTTATAATAGTTTTACAAAGCTATTAAATAAATTTAACGATGATTATGACGAGCCTTTGGTACTAAATGATTTTTCCTATTTAGTAAACAGTTTATTCACTAAAGGAATTTGGCATCTTTAAATAAAAATTGAAACGGAAGTTTTATCAGGAAACAGGAGGTATAGGTGAGTAAAACCTTAATAGATCGAGAAAAATTAATTGACGAAATGAAAGATTATCTTGATTGTGGTGATGAGTGTTGTGATGATTGTGAAAATGAAAGTATATGCCTTTCAATAATTGTAAGTAATCAGCCAGAAGTTTCACTCAAAGATAAGATATCAAAAATCATTAATTATGTAAATAATATTGATTATGGTGGAGAATACAACTGTGCTATAGATAATCATATGGATTTATTCCGTCAGTATGGGATTGATGGTGGGTATTGGGAAATATGTCAAGTCATTGGAGATATGATTGAAAGTAAAGGATCTTTAAAAGATTTTTTGGAAGAGTATTATAAGTCAGTAATAAAGTCGGTATGCAATGTGCTTGAAACTTTTAAGGAGGAAGACAATTGATATTAAACTGTATCGGGCGATGCACAAAAGTAAATAAGAAATCTCAAAGTCCAGCGTTTAAGGGATTGGCTGTAGGAGATGTTATCGAATTTTCTACAGAAATAAAATCAGTTGGTAGAAACCGTGGAACATATGCAACATATATAAAGTGTTACAATCTGGTTTCAAAAGAAGTTAGTGAATTGTCGTTTAATCAGATAGGAAGAGTCTTAAATAATTTTGAATTTGAGCAGGAATAGAATTGGGATTTTAAAGGATTAAATATGAAAGGAAAAATAAGTATGAAGAAAATAGTTTATTTTTATGAAAAGGTAATACATACACATGCGGTTGAAATTGAAGTAGAAAATGACGATGAACTTGAACAATTCCTTGATGATGTTAATGACGGTGACTATGATGATGCCGATGAAGCCATTGTTGAATTAGCATCATTGGGAAGTGTGAAAGTTGTTGGTGTAGAAAAAGACTATGACATTGATGTTGATGAGGTAGAGTGTGATTCAAAGGATACAGATGAGTCCGAGTGTGGTTGCTGCCAACGTGAAGATGCTCCTTGCGATAATTGCTTGAGAAATTTTGAAAATACTGACAAAGAAGATCCTGATTTAGAAGATCATTATTTCCATGATTAAATTGGGATGAATCTGGACTTTCAAAGGAGGGCTAAATTATAAAAGCAATATTTTTAGATGTTGATGGAGAACTTACTTATTCTGGATACAAAAATACAGAGACTAATAGTATAGACGAACAAAAGGTGCTGTTACTAAAAGAAATTGTAGAAAGTACCGACGCAATAATTGTTCTGTCATCATCATGGAAATCGGGATACGACAAGAAAACAGGAAAGAAAAGAAATTACTATAAAGTGTTAGAGGGTTTGCTAAATAAGAATGGATTAGAAATTTTTGATATAACTGATAATATTCCATCAAAAATTATTAATGATAAACCAACCAAATCAATGACCTTAGATGACATTATGAATATTAGATGTGAATATGGAACCGGTAGGGGTGCGGAAGTTAATAAATGGATAAAAGAGAACAATCCAAAGTCTTATGTAATACTCGATGATGAGAATCATGATTGGTCAGATTATGGTCTTGAAAATAATTGGATTCAACCAAGTTGGTATGATGAAAACGGCGGTCTACATCAAGAACATGTTGACAAAGCAATTAAAATTTTGAACAGATGAATGTGAAATTTCAAGTGAAAAATTGGAGGTGATAATATAAAGGTTATATTTTTGGACATTGACGGAGTACTAAATTTTAATGGCTGTCGGGATAAAATTGGAGGATTATATTTTGTAAATGACAATCGAATTAAACTGCTTAAAGAAATTATTGATGCCACAGGTGCGAAAATTGTTTTATCTTCTACATGGCGCATCGGCTGGTTCGATCGTGACTATGGTATACATAGCAGAAACGCAGAGGACTTTGCTAAACTGGAAGAAAAATTAAAAGAGTCTGGCATTACATTTATCTCACGGACTCCAAGACTTGCAAACGGCTATCGTGGAGAAGAGATTAAAACATGGATTGATAACTGGAAGGGTGAACCGGTAGAGTCATTTGTTATTATAGATGACGATGCAGATATGAAGCCATTCATGAACAGGTTAATTCAAACATCTTTTAATAAAGGACTACAACAGAAAAATGTTGATAGGGCAATACAATTATTGAACCCTTGAAAGCATTGTTTAAACCAATCACATCAACAAAAATCCCAACAATTTTAAAATTACATATAGGAGGCAAGCAATATTAAAGGAATTATTTACGCCGAAGATTTGGCTATGGAATTATTAAAATATCCCAGGGCTTTGGTTTGTGCAACCCAAAATGGAACAGAAACATATATTAACGACCAGAAAATAGAGAATGTATTTTGAGAGACGGTAACACCGTCGTCTTAAATGTTGAAAATTACGATGATAATGGAGAATTGAAATATTATAGATAGGAAGAAAATAAATGCAAATTAGCAATGTGAATGTGTATGGACTTGATAATGCTATCAGGGTCAGTAAATTTCCAATGGCAGTAAATGCAGAGGATTGTACAGAAGAAGTAACTAAAACAGTTTCAAACTTAGGCTCATGTAAATCAGGCAGTGGTCATGATAACTTCCTAAAGGGGATAGTAGTTCAGTTTGACATGCGATTTTCTAACAAGTTCAGTGTCGAGCTGGAGAGATACCACTTCATTGACTTTATTTCCAGTCAATCAACTATGCACCGTATTACAAAATTCAAGTTTGTAGAACAGTGTAACGAATATGTAGATCAAAGAATTATCGATATCGTCCAGGAAATGATTGATGTCTATAACGGGTTGGATGATATAGGGACTGAATTTGCCAAGGATTTATATTTGAGAATTCTTTATAATGTCCCGTCTGGTTTTGAATTGACCGCTGGATTTACTACAAACTATCAGCAATTAAAAACAATCTATATGCAGAGAAAAACGCATCGTCTTCCTGAGTGGAGAGAGTTTTGCAAATGGCTGGAAACTTTACCGATGTTTAGAGAATTAGTATTGGGAGGTGAGTAAGTGAATTGTGTGGATTGTGATGCTTGTAAGCAAGGATTCTTTAAATCTAAACCAGAAACGTATGTTTGTACAGGAACCAAAGAGCCGTTTGTGATTGAAAATATCGGTCATGAATGCACTGAATATCCAGATAAAAATATCAATATGGAAGGCAAATATATGAAGGAGGTTATTAAAACATTGACAGAAAAAGAGCAGGTAAACCACCCGTCCCATTATGGCGGTAAAAATAATCCATATGAAGCCAGAAAGGTTATAAAGGCATGGGGATTAAATTTCAATCTAGGCAACGTTGCAAAATACATAAGTAGAGCCGGTAAAAAAGATTTAAAAGGCGATGTGTTAAAGTCTAAAATTGAGGATTTGGGCAAGGCAAAACAGTATCTTGAATTTGAAATTGAAGAACTAAATGAGCAGTTAGAAGCAATTGCATATCAGGATTAACAATCAAAGATGGTTTTTATCGGGAAGGAGATTAAACGTGGTATTTGACCAGAATTGTCTTGCTACATATAAGGGTACTGATAGCCCAATGGGATTAATTAAGGATCATATCTATGAAGTTATTGTAGAGAAAAAGAAACATGGGTGCGAATTATCAGTTTATTATGACACTACCATTGGACATGATTTTTTAAAGGAAAATATACCTTATGCTAGTGAAAAAAGTTTACAACACTTTTGGGAATTTTAAGTTAAGAGGAGGAGTGATATGAAACATGTCTGGTTATGTGGGGCGTCTGAAAAGGTTAGTTTTGAAGAGAGCAACAGATGGCGTGAAGAATGTGTGGAGCGGTTTAAAGATAATTCCAAGTATTTTCGGGCTTGGAATCCAAATGATTATTATAATTACGATGAGCAGCTTCATAAGTCTGATACTGAAATTATTCGATTTTGTTATAACAAGGTTGAACAGGCAGATGTAATTTTGGTTAATCTTCAAAACATTAGACAGTCGGTTGGAAGCCTTATGGAGATTGCATGGGCTTATCTACTCAGGAAGCCTATCGTCGGTTTTTTGGAAGATGACCATATTGACATTGGCGGTGGTATTTTACCGCTGGATTTGAAAAATGTATGTCACCCATGGGTAATTGAGTGCTGCGACAGGATTGAAACAGGCAACAGTGCAATCGAAGATGCCTTATATTACATAGAAACTTATTACGGAGAATAAGTCATATGAGGAAAGATGAGTTTAAAAATAAGAGTCAGTCCAATATGACGGCTTGGGATTTAGATTGTCCTCAATTATATAAGCCAAATTGGAGGGGTAAAGCGAAAAGGTTATTTAGACGGATAGCACGAAAGAAATTAAAAAGAGAAGTTGAGGAGGAGGGCGAATGACAACAATTTTAATGGTTTGCATTGTAATACTTTTTATGTCCAGAATCAAAGAGACTCCATCTATGTTAAGTGAAAAACGCTATTACGAAAAAGTAAGGGAGATAGTCAAGAGCAATGAGGATTTTCTGAACAATTTATCATACGAGAAAAGATTGTTTGTTGAAAAGTTTGCAAAATTTGTAACGTATCCGTATTCGTTGGCGATGATATTAATTTATGCCACCATCGGCAAATCTATAGGTTTACCAATCATTAATTTACTGTCTTTTATTCAGATCTGTACAGTGGTAATCACTATGAGATTGCAGAGAAACGTAAACCCAATAAGCTTATACATAAATGATTTTCCATTTTACAGGTGGTATTTCTTATTCAATGTAGTATTGGACTATGTTTATTATCCATTAACGTTTGTTTTGTTACTGATGAACTACTAAGAGGGAGGATTAATTTAATTGAAAGTGATATTGTATTCAACACATTGCCCCAAGTGTGAGGTGTTGAAAAAGAAGTTGGTTTCAAATGGTATTGACTTTGACGAAGTAAATGATATCAAAATTATGGTAGAGATGGGATTTATGACAGCACCTGTATTAGATGTAGATGGTGAATTTATGAATTTCTCAGATGCCAACAGATGGATAAATACACAATAAGGAGACTAAATGGATATTAATATTAAACTGAACAAAAATTTTACGACAGCATTCAATAAGATGCTAGCTGAGTATGGAGACGAGATGGCAAAACTTAATGGATTTTCAGATACCCAGTTGAGTTATACCGATTTCATAGATAACTTCGTGGATAAACAAACCGTGGCCGATGCCAGTATTGATGGAAATGCAAATGCTGGGACAAAGGATATTTGTTCTCTGGAAGCTGAGATGAGTAAGCCACATTCAAAATTATTAGCTTTTAATAAAATTTTTTATGAACTCAATAAAAAGTATGGATTTAAAGTAGCGAATGAATGGTTGAAGAATGAATGGGATGGGCATTTTTATCTACATGATGCAGCTAGTTCAACAATGAAGCCATATTGTTTTGCATATGATATTGAAAAGTTAGTGACTAATGGATTGTATTTTATCGACAATTTCAACGCACAGCCACCAAAACATCTTGTTACATACACTGATTTTGTTGGAGAATTCGTGAGCTGGGCTTCGAATAGAACATCAGGGGCCTGTGGACTCCCAAGTTTCTTAATTTATTCCTTCTACTTTTGGAAGAAAGATGTTGAAGATGGGTATTACACGGGCACTCCGGAAAGATATCGGGATCAGGAGTTCCAGAGAATTATCTATAAACTGAATCAGCCATACCTTAGAGTGAATCAGTCTGCCTTTACTAATTTTTCAATTTTTGATAGAGATTATATGGAGTCACTGTTTGGTGGAAAAGAATTCCCTGATGGTACATTTATTATCGATTATATCGATGAATTAATTGAATACCAGAAGGCATTTATGGAAGTCGTGAGTGAAGTTAGAAGCAAAAACATGATGACGTTCCCAGTGTTGTCTTACTCATTGCTTCGCAAAAATGGAAAGTTTGCAGATGAAGAGTTTGCTAAATGGTGCTGTAAACATAACATGAAATGGGCGGACAGTAATTTTTTTGTTAGTGACGATATTACTTCGCTTAGTAATTGCTGCCGTCTCGTCAGTGATGTAAAGAATCTTGGATATTTTAACTCAATTGGAGGAACGGCTTTAGAGGTCGGAAGTATTAAAGTGAACACAATTAACTTGGCAAGATTAGCGTATGAAAACAAAACAAAGGAGGATTATTTAAATTCTATTGATGATCTTGTGATTCTTAATTTACAGGCACTTGACTGTATCCGGTCTATTATTGGTAGAAACATTGAAAAGGGATTGTTACCAAATTACACAAACAACGTAATGTCTATGTCAAATCAGTATAACACGATTGGAATTATTGGAATATATGAAGCCTTACAGAAATTTGGGTTTACATATAAGGATAAATTTGGGAACACATTCTATACAGATGAGGGAGTTGAATTTGCCAAGGATATACTTAAAAGGGTTACTGACGTAAAAAATGAATTCGGTAAAGGCAAAGGCTATCAGATTAATATAGAAGAAATTCCTGCCGAAAGAGCTGCCGCCATTCTTATGGAGAAGGATAGATTTTTTTATCCAAATGAGGAATATGAACTTCCTTTATACGGGAATCAGTGGATTCCTCTTGGTGTAAAAACAACATTACAAGAGAAAATCCGTCTTAGTGCAATATTAGATAAGGCTTGCTCTGGCGGAAGTATTGCACATATTAATCTGGATGCACCATTAGAGAATTTTGAAGCAGCATGGGATTTACTTAATTATGTTGCAGATCAGGGGGTAGTTTATTTTGCTTTTTGTTTAAGAATTAGCACATGTAAGAATAATCATGGCTTCTACGGCAAGACATGCCCGTACTGTGGAAATCCAGTAGAAACAACATGGCAGAGGATTGTTGGATTTCTAACACCGGAAGAAACTTACTCAAAGGAAAGAAAGGCTGAATTTTCGAAAAGAGATTGGTTTGAAATGGATAGAATGAGGGAGATCGGATAATTGAGAATCAAAGGATTGCAAGACGAAGATTTTGTAAACTATAAGAAACCTTCCATGTTTATAGGGACTATGACATGTGACTGGAAGTGCTGTAATGAATTGTGTGTTGATAGCTCTATGTGTCAAAATTCACTGCTTGCCAATTCTGAGATTATTGAAGTGCCTACGGATGAGATATTTCGTAGGTACTCAACAAATCTCATTACAAAAGCGATTGTTATTGGTGGGTTGGAACCGTTCCTACAATTCGATGAAGTATATAAGTTGATAGAGCACTTTAGAAACAATGAATGCAAAGATGATTTTGTGATTTACACGGGGTACTATGAAAACGAAATTAAGGAATATATCGATAGATTATTGAATTTTGAAAATATCATTGTAAAATTTGGAAGATACATCCCCGGATATAAACGACATTTTGACGGCGTACTAGGAGTCTATCTAGCAAGCGATAATCAATTTGGAAAGGAATTAAGTCGAATATAGGAGAGTAATTCGGTTCAAGAAGGGAGAAAATTTGCAACTAGAATACAAAGTACCAAACAACGCAACCCCAAATCAGCTTAAAGATTATGGGTTCCGTCAAAGGACAAACAATACATATGTCCTAAATAAAAATCTTTACAAAAATATAATCAGAGTAAAACTCATCTTAGACTTAGCAGAGAAGATCATTACGTGGGAGGTATATGACTGTACAAATCAAAAACAGTATTATGCTTTTTATAATAATGTCAATGGAGATAATGATAGAGTTGCAATTAAGTCGATTGAAGAATTTAACAAGGTTATGGGCGACCTGATGGAGAATAAGATTATTAAGGAGGACAAATGAGAGTATTAAATAACGAATTAATATGGGCAAAGGTCAAACCAGATGCAATCATTCCTACAAAACGGGAGGAAGACGCAGGTTATGATATTTATCCCTGCTTTGACGAGGATTATATTATTATTCCTCCACATGAAACCAAGATGATTCCTACTGGAATTGCAAGTGCGTTTTCAGAAGATTATGTAATTATTTTGAAAGAAAGAGGGTCTACGGGAACTAGAGGTATTGCGCAGAGATCAGGAATTATCGATAGCAATTTCAGAGGCGAATGGCTATGCCCAATTACAAATTCGGCAAATAAGACTCTTTTAATCTCGAAAGTCGCAGAAGAAGAAATTGTTGATAAATATACGATCTTTGGTATAGATAATGACTTTAGGGTATTTAATGAAGAAAATTGTGGTTATTTATATTTTACGAAGGACAAATGTAAAACTGTTTTAGAGAATACCACCATATATCCATATTCTAAAGCAATTTGTCAGGCGTTATTACTACCAGTTCCCAAAATGAACACAAAAGAAATTACCTATGAAGAACTAAGAACCATTGAGAGTAATCGTGGTGTAGGAATGCTTGGAAGTAGCGGAAAATAAAGATCTATTGTCTACGGTTGCAAACGTAGGCTTTACATAGATAAACAATCAAATTAAAGGATACCGGTATCTTCCAAAACAAACGGAGGAAATATGAATAAATTACTAACCGTAGGCATGTTATCCGCATGTCTCACCATTACTATGCCCATGGCAACATGGGCGAATAATATTGAAGAAACCGTTACGACGGCACAGTTTAATAAGGCACTACCATATGTAACAGATATTGCAATCAAATATTCAGCCAATGGCGTAAATATTAGAGAAGAACCAAATACAAAATCCACCGTATTAGGGCAAACACTTCTGAATACAACATTTGAGGTAATCCTTGATATCGGAGGTTGGAGTATGATTACAACTGAAGATGGATATGCGTACATAAAATCAGAGTATTTGTTTGATAAAGAAGTTACCTACTCTCAGGAAGATTTATTGGTATTTGCTAAGACAGCATGCGGAGAGGCGCAATCATATGATGATCAAGAACAGAGATATGTATTGTCAGTCCTAAAGAACAGGATTAATCACAAGGATTATCCTAATTCAGCAATCGAGGTTGCAAAGGATAGTCGATGGGGGATACAGTATATGTCTTGGTATGATGGAAATGTAAATAGAGAAATACAGCAAAGCAATTGGGATAATGCGAGATATATCTTAGAAAATGGAAGTATATTGCCAGATTATGTGATTGGACAATCTCAGTCTGTACCGAAAGGACGTACTTTATATTTAGAAACCAAATATCATTGTTATTGGTACTAA